CCGGTTGTTGCTAGGTGCAGAGAAGTATCAGTCGTACCTGTTGTTAAGACTGAAAGTTTATATCCAGGTGAAGTGTTACCAACCCCAACATTTCCCGCGCTGTCGATAAGAATTGCATTAGAACCAGCAGTAGACAGACCAATACTATTGGTGCCTGCATAATATAAACCGTTGTCTGTATCACCACTAAACGTATAAGAAGGCGCTGCAGCAGTACCAGAACTTACAAGTACTTTTTCTGCATCGAAACTACCACTGATAGTTAAACCACTAACAGTAAGATCAGGATTTTCTAAAGAAGTACATCCTGTAATTGCACCGTCGCCGCCGAGTCGTAATGTCATTGTTCTTTAGATTAAACGATGGACCAGTTTTCACCAGTGCCAATAGTGACAGTGACACCAGAATTTAAATAAATAGGACCACAGCTTGTGGCATTTTCTCCTGATGGCAAAGTATAACTAGTCGTTACATTTTGCTCATTCAATAGGAATACTCTATCACCGCCAGAACCTGTAGCTCCTCCTCCAAGAATTGCCCACGTTCCGTCGTAACCTTCAAATTGATTGAGGGTTGTGTTGTACCGGATCATACCGGTAGCTGAAGTAGTTGGTCGAGCGGCTGTTGTACCAGACGGAATCTTTAATGCTCCGCTGCTAAACATATGAGTATCACCATTTCCGGAGATACGCCACCATTCACCCCCATCGGCTGTAATTGAAATTGTGTTGGGGGCTACTGTAAAAATACCTGTATTTTCATCGTCAATAAATGTAATTGACGGAGCAGTAGCACTACCGCTTTCAAAGTAGATTCGATCAACACCAGACAATGTTCCGGTGACTGTTAAATCTCCAACAATGCCTGTCGTAAATCTTCCAATAGCACCTGAGATTGTGCCACTAGTTGTTGTAATATTACCTGTTACGGTATTGTAATTACCGCTATTTGTAATATCTCCTTTAACATCTAAGTCACCATTAATGATGACATTGCCGCTAAAAGTAGGATTACGAAGAAGTCCTGAAACAGGAACAGTAACACTAGCCTCGTTTGGAGAGACCCCTGTCGTAAATGTTATAAAATCAACGCGGACTTCGCCAAACTGTGGCATGATTAAAGGATCTCAGCTACTACTTTTAAATACATTCTAACTCAGTTACCCCAAATTGTTAGGACCGCACCATAGGTACCAGAAGAGATTGTTGCTTTTCTAGTTGCTCCTGCAGTGAATTCAATTGCGTCTCCTGAACTTGTATATAAACCTGTATTTGCATCATCAATAAAAGCAATACCTGGATTTGCTTGACTACCTGAAGGGAAAAATGCTTGATCTCTACTTGTTAAACCACTTTCAAAATAAGCTTCTCCACTAACGTTTAAATCACCACTAACTGTTAGGTTGTCACCAACAATAAATACATCATCAATATAAAGATCGTTGAACTGACCTGTTGTAAAGAGTGCTGTTTCGCCTGTAACAGTGGTACCAGAAATAGTTCCAGTGACTGTTAAATTTTGTCCAATAAGAATACCGCTAACAAAATTACTTGTACCAGTAACCGTAATTCCTTCACGGAATACACTAGAACCACTAACAACAATTCCACTATCAAAGACTGAGTTGCCACTAACTTCTAAATCACCACTAACAGTAAGATTGTCTCCAATGACAAAGTCGTCGTCAACAAATAAATCTTGGAATGTACCTGTTGTAAAGAGTGCTCTTGTACCTGTAACTGTTTGTCCAGAAACAGTAGCACCCGATAAAGTCGTAGCAAGTACTGTTAAACCAGTGACAGTACCAGCAAATGCACCACTTGCTGCTGTTATTTCCTGTACGGCATCAATAAATTCACCGGAAATTCGATAGCCAGTGATTGTATTACTAACAAATAAATCACCGGTAATTGTAATTTCACCACCACTAATGACAATACCGCTGATCGTGCTTGTCCATGTTGGTGCTTCGCCTGCTCCTTGAGAAACTAAAACTTGTCCATGGGCACCGTAGTTTTCTCCTGAAATACCCAGGGCACCATAACGGCTAATGCGGAAACGTTCTTGTCCACTGGTTGTAAAACCTAAATATTTTTCTTCTGCTGGGTTACCATCAATAACACCGCTTGTAACAAAAATACCTGTGTCATCTTGTCCTTCAAAAGAAATAGAAGGTCTTAGAGCAGTACCAGAAGCAAACACTCCTGTCTGTGCATGAATTGTGGTTCCTGAGAACGAAGTGCCAGTGACATTAGTAAAGACGCCTGAAGCACCATTGAAAGTTGTAAACTCTGCGCTCGTTCCAGTAGCTGTTACAAAATGACCACTGGTTGTGGAAATTGTTGTGCCAGTAATGGTGCCACTAACATAAACATTGTCACCCGAAACAGTTCCTGTAATTAGTGGAGCTGTAATAATTGTGTCAAAATTACCTGATTGAGCGGTAATGATTTCACCGCTTACTTCTCCGGTTACTGTAATACCAGAAGCAAAGTACCCTGAACCGCCAACAAATAAATCTTCTAAGACAGTAAAACTACCGCTAACAGTTTGGTCACCACTAAACTGTAAGTTTGCTGCGGTTAATGTTTGAGCTTGAACATTAGTAAATAAACCTGAAGCACCAGTAACGGTTATACCAGAAAGATAAGTAAAGAAACCTGATGTTCCTAAAGTAACAGCAAGACTAGCTGTATCTCCTGTGATCGTAGTGCCAGAGAATGAAGTAGCGTGTGAACTAAAACCTGTAAGGTTTAAAAACTGTCCGTAATCACCGGTAATTGTGGTACCTGACAGATTAGTAACATCAATAAAAGTACCTGTTGTCCGTTCAAAATAAGCAGAGTCACCTGTGATATTGGTACCAAAAACTTGTGTTGTAAAGACTGCTGTTTGACCAGTTAAGGTTGTGTACTGACCAATATCACCTGTAATTGTTGCACCAGAAATAGTGCCTGTTGCATTAATATCATTGGCATTAATAGTCCCACTATGGGTCAGAATGCCTGTAAAAGTAGCATTATTATTTGATAACGTATCGATCTGAGCGACTTGAGCATAAAGATCGTTGATATCTGCATCAACAATAATGCCTGAGACAACACCAAAACTTTCACCTGTCAGGGTTGCGCCTGACATTGTGTCAAAATAACCGGTAACAAAATCAATTGTTGTCCCGGTAATCATTGTAAAATTACCTGAACTGATTTCAATAAAATCAGCTACAACATTATCAACTTCAATTTGACTGCCAGTGATTGTACCAGTGACTGAAAAACTGCCACTAACACTTAAATCACCGCCAATAAGAACAGCTTGAAAATCTGATGCCCCACTAACAGACAAAGTATTGAGGCTAGTGTCTCCACTAACCCCAAGGTTTCCTGTAATAGTTACATTGTTATAAGTCGGATCTTCGCCTACGTTAATATAATATTGATCTAGGTAACTCCTAAACCCACTAAAACTAATCTTTTTATTCCTTAACGCAGGATCAACTTCAAAGACGTGAACCAGGGTCAGAAGATCTGCATTAGCAATATCTACCGATTCAATCGTCGGAAATTGTGAGATCTTTCTATTGGCCACCTATTTCTAAAGTCAAGTCCTAAGTGATATTATAGGACTGCTTATTTCTCACGAATTTCAATTCGAGGAAGAATATCAGTAGTAAAATTCCAAACTCCCTGGATGCCAAACACAAGGCCACAAGAAATAGCAAAGACAACAACTACTTCAGCCAAGGTTAGATTTCGCCTGACGTAAACAGTTCTTACTTCTGGTTCTACATATTGTTGAACAGAAGGAGTAGGTTGCGGGACTGGTTGTTGTGGAATGGGTGCAGGTTGTTGTGTTACTTGTTGGATGGCTTGTTCCAGGGCAATACGCCGCATCTCTTGAAAATCAGGAACAGGAGGAGCTTGCTGTGCTACTTGTTGTTGTTGTGCAGCAGCATATTCAGCAGGGTTTTGAAAGCGAGGCCCTTCAGGGTTTTGATAATAATTACCTGTCTCTTGAGGAATATTACTGGAAGGGACTTGATCTTCCATTACACTCGCGTTATTGTTCATTGAAAGTGTAGCATTAATCAAAACCTTTTGCGATGAGCAAAACTGAAACCGGTGGAATCGTTAAAGCAATGGGTGCTATCACCGCTGAACTAAGAGGAATTCGCAATATTTTATCTTCAATGTGGCACAGCCGCTACCAAAATGAAGAAACAGATCTAGTTTCTCCAGAAGTGTATTCAGATGAATACATTTCTACTGAAGAGTGTGCCCGACGTTTGAATGTAACAGATCAAACTATTCGTAACTGGATTCTGCAGGGCAAAAAAAAGAAAGATTTTGGTTGGCAACAGGGTGTTCATTACATTGTTATGCCTGTTGGAAGCCATAAAAAAATGATTCGTATCCCATGGAATCAACTAATTCTCTCCTATAGGAAAGGAGAAGATGTTAACCTGAGAACATTTGACCCAATTAATTCTGTTGATTTATATTCTGGCGATTCTCGCAGGAATTTAAATCATGTACCGGATCCTTCTGTTCCTAATGTAGAAGACTAAAATGACTCATCGTTTTGAGGGAATAAACATACCTGAACTTACTTTTGATAACTATCAAGAGCAGCTTCCAACTAGCTTGGCAAAACAAGTAGAAAAATTTTTACCTCCGGAAGGTTCTTTTGATGAAAATATTATGCGTCGTTATGTACAATCTATACGTGATTTTGAATTAGAAGATCCAAATAGCAGTATGACTTTAGCGAATCGTTTACGTCTTGCTTTTCAAGATATGCAGCCAGAGACGATTTGCAGTCGTTTTCCTAATGCTGATCTACCTTTAAAGCGACGTTTACGTTGTGTAGCTGAGTATTTAATTCGTTCAGGAGAATTTGATAAAGTAAAAGATGATAATGGCAAGCTTGTTAAAAAACGTGGTATCTTAGGGAAAATGGTTGTAATTTATCAACCATTACCCAAAATGCTTTTGATTTTACAAAAACAAAAACTTTTAAAAAATGGACAGACGTGAAAAACTTTTAGCTGCTGTATGCGGTAAAGACCTTGAAGGTAATAGTGTGCGTTATGCAGATGCAACTATTAAATTAATTCTTGGTGATATGGGCAAAGAATATATGAAATTCTGGGAGATCGAAGGCCCAGGGGCTATGTGTTTTCAGCCAAACAATGCTGAACGTACAATGTTTTGGTTGACGTTAGAAGAATTACATTCCGCTAAAGAACAAGCAGAATCTAGCAACGAAGGAGACTTAGCTGAATCTTTTAGGCGAATTTTAGAATCCGTACAAAAAATCAACCCTACCGCTGGCGCTGGTTATATTCTGAATGACCACCAAGGCATGCGTTACTTCTATATTAATTACAATAAAGAATCTGAGTAATGGGTCTTAAAAGGGGTAACGTACGCTCAGAGGACTTTGAATGGATTTCCAATCGTGATTTGGTTGATTCTGCCCACCTCCTTATGGGCCAAATTGATCTCGATCCAGCTAGCTCTGCATTTGCTAACGAATACGTCGGAGCAAACCAGTACTACACCCCAAAACAAGATGGTTTAAATGAAGAGAAATGGTTTGGCAATGTTTACTTGTTTCCACCAAGCCAGTCTTATTTTTGGCATAAGAAAAGCCAGCGTTGGAAAACAACACGAGGTCTATCGCCTACCCTTACTTCAGGGCATGCTCTTTGGTGGCGTACTTTAAAACGTAAATGGCTTTCTGGCGAAATTGAACAAGGTTTATATTTTTCTAATTTTATTGACATGACTATGTATTGTCAGGATATTTTTGATCATCCTGTTTGTATCATGAAGTCACGTCCTACTTTAATTCGCCATTACTACGCTGACGACAAGGTGCTGTCAAGGAATACAGGTTCAAGTTTAATTGTTTATTTACAACCAAGGAACAACATCGCAAATGCCACTCAAGAATTTGTAGATCTTTATTCTGAAAAAGGACGAATCCTTGTGTAGGATATTAAGACTGAGAATTTGTCATGTCTGTTTTAAGCGATAAAGAGATTCGAGAGTTTGCAGAAAAAGGAATGATTTCTCCTTTTCAAACTGAACTTGTTAGTAAAGAAAACGATGTTCCAATCCTTAGCTATGGACTTAGTTCCTATGGTTATGACATTCGTTTGTCACCTAATCAGTGTCTTTTATTCGGGGGTGTCCAGCATGGAATGTGTGATGCCAAAAATTTTGACCCTGATATTTTAAAGGAGACGGAGCTTCATGAAGATGAGCGAGGAAAATATTTTATCTTGCCTCCTTTTGGTTACTGTCTTGGCGTTGCTGTTGAACGCTTGGCTTTACCCCGAGACGTTACCGTGGTTGCAGTGGGTAAAAGTACATACGCCCGCGCTGGAATCATGGCGAACATTACTCCAGCAGAAGCTGGCTGGGAGGGCCATTTAACTTTGGAGATCAGTAATTGTACTCCCTTGTTTAATAAGATCTATGCCAATGAAGGTATTTGTCAGCTCTTGTTTTACCAGGGGGAACCTTGCGAAGTTGACTACCAAATGCGTAAAGGAAAATATCAAAAACAACCGTATGAAGTAGTCTTATCTAAGGTTTAAGAAAACATTGTGTATGGGTAGTACAACCGATTTGTCGAAGGCTGCGGTTTATTAGCGTAGTTTGTGGCACCAGCTTTGCCAAAGGGATCTCCTTCAATAAAAGCTGGTGTTTGTCCTTGCTTATCTGTAAATGGTTGATCGTAATTCATCTTCTGCCGAAACTTTCCGGCTGACCTCTTTGCTCGTAGAAACTTTTCAACACGATCTTGCTGCTTCTCGTTGCGAATGTCCCCAGCATATGCAGTACCTTTCTCCTCATCATCTAATCGCCGTATGTCAACATCATACGCACGCTCAGGCGTTAGATCAGTAACGTGTCCACCAGAGCTAAGGGCCATTATTGCTGTGCATAAAAATCATCATAGTTGAATTATAATTGAACTTAATTAATGAGAATAAAACAGCATGGATTTCTTATCCTCCTTTATTAAAGACAGCGACGAGTTAAAGACTCGCCTTGCTACTGTTTCAGATTTTGGACAGGAATTAGATAATGAAAATAATGATGTTCCAGTGTATGATCAATTCAATCGAGGAATTGCAGTGACGCAACAATCGCGTCCTCGCATGAACTTAGCTATTGATCCTGAGGCACAACCAAGATGCGGAGTAACGGGCACAATTCCAAGCGCAGAGCAAGGTATAGCAATGGGTGCGATGCCTCAACCACGACAATTGATGGTGGACATGGGGGATTACGCGCCGGAGGAGATGGAGATGGACGAGAAACGTCAACGGAAACTAAAAGCTGGTTTGAACCAGTAACAGAGGAAGAAGAATTAGCTGTTAGTGATTGCCCAGGGGGAGTTTGTCCCGTGCCTTGGGCTGTTGATACTAGTGGTGATCAAGAAGAAAAAGAATTAAAAGAAGAAGAACAAAAACCTTACAGCGAAAAAGTATGGAATAACTATGTAGAAAAACATCAAGAAATTTGGGGAGATACTGTTAACCATCCTTCCCATTACACTGATGGCACCATTGAGTGCATTGAAGCCATCGAAGCGCAGTTAACGCCAGAAGAATATAAAGGCTACCTAAAAGGTAACGTAGCAAAATATGTTTGGCGCGAAAAGCATAAAGGGGGTATTGAGTCACTCAAAAAAGCTCAATGGTATCTAAATAGACTGATTGCTTTAGAGTAATTAATCTCTCTGACGCCAGTCGTCAGTTTTTTCTTGACTAAACCACTCAACAATGTCATCTGCACTCTTAAAACCAGTGCGATGATTCGTTGGGTCTGGATCACCAAGATCTAAACTATTCATAAAATCATCTAAGCCGCCTTGTTGCATTTCTGGATTGTTAGCCACACGACGTGCTCTTCTCATTAGCTCACCTGCAGAACGATTTGCTTTTGCTAATTTTTCTGCCCAAATCATATCTGCTAATTGAACCTCTTCTTTGTTTACAATTTTGTTACAAATAAATTCCAATCGAAGGCGATATTCCGTTGACAACATACATTTAGTCTTTCTATTTAAATTATAAACCTAAAATCAACCAAAAAATGGCATGATTTCATCATCATCTTCATCGTCTTGACTAGCCATTAAAGTCATTGCCAATTGCGCTAACTCAACGTCACTAGGGATATCAAACTCTAATTCAATATTTTCTGCTTGCATCATGTCTTTTACTGCCTGGATTTCCAGGAGACGTTGATGATACAAATTCAAAAGCGCAACGTAAAGTTGATCCCATGTCAATTCCTTTGCTTCTAACTCTGCTTTACGCATCGCAAGTTGCAAGTGTAGCGGTAACTCAAACTCTGTAGTAGATGTTGACTCACCCATGCTTTTAGCCTTTACTCTATTTATTCTAGTGTATAGACTTACTTTTGAAATTCAAAAATCAAACGCAAATCATCTTCTGAAAGGTCGAAATCACCGGCATCATTAGCATTGTATTTGTTAGCAAATTCTGACAATGCATAGGGATTAATCTCTGCTTCTAGTTGTCGTATGGCTGCTACTTGTTCTGGGGAAGCTTCATAAGTTCTAAACGCTTTTAACAAGACATCTCCTGTCAAACAATTTGTATCTAAAAATAAACAAGCTTCTTGCCTTCTTCTATCTAATAAACCACCTATTACTTCATGGTCTTCATTAAAGATCCATTTACCAAATTCTTGGGCAGCTAAAACATAGTCTTCATTTTCGCAATAGTCAATAATAGAGCTGTATAAAAAAGAATCCCAACCGACTGAATGAATAAATGAAATAAGACCTTGCTTCATGTGTAGGTCAAGTTCAAGATTTAAACAATCAAGCTCTTCCGAAATGACATTAATTTCATAAAGCAAATACTCTAAAGCCTTTTGCCTGGTGCAACAATGGCCTTGCTTGACCTGTGAGCCATCAGGATAGAACTGAGTACCATAACCTAGGGTATAGGGGTCTCCTCCTGTTACAGGATCAGGATAAGCTTTTTCATTAAAGCCTTCAAATGCTTTAATAATAGAAATTGCATCCTGATAAAGATACATCGGAGACCTGCATATTTTTATACTATATATTATTTTCCTTGTCCACGGAGTTTTTTGCGTCCGTGATTTGGTCGAGAATGTTTTCCTTGTCCTTGATTTGTTTTCTTTGGTGCACCAATAACGTAACCACCGCCTTTAATGTTCTTGCTCATAAATCCAAAGAAGCTTCACACATAATACTAAACAAAAAAACCTTTAGTTGCATATATCTTTCTTGTTCTTCAGGCGGTCTTGCTGGTGAACCTGGCCAATGCTCAAGAGCATCTGAAACAGCTTGATAAAGAGTACGGCAATCTGCAATACTTAAATTAATTTCTACGTTCACCATTTCACTTTATGTGACCAATATCTAGCACTCATTTTACTTGGTTTGCTATCTTGTGCATCGTGTCTCGCATAGTATGACTTCTTACGTGCTTTGTCTTTGGCTGTCTTCGGATTTTTTCCCGCACCCTTTACGCCCTGTTGACCGAATCGAACAACTTTTTCTTTCCCTTTATCGCAAGCTTTTACAACGTGAGACTTAGTTTTATGTCCTGGTGTTTTCTTTGGCTTGTTGCAAGCCATTTTGTCTTTGCTTAATTTAGCAGCTTTAGCTGCTTTCTTATGTTTTTCTGCCATTATTACTTAAAGAAAGTAGTATATTCACTAATATAATCCCTCCCAGCATCACTATAATAATCTTCCTTTTTATCATCAAAAAGATTAAAATAGTTTTCTGTATCATCTTTGTCTTCTTTTTCTTTATCTCCTCCACCAAATAAATCACTATCTGTGGTCCCCATAAAAGAACCAATCTGAGACATTGCTGCAAATGGATCACTGGATATTTCATTTAAATTAAAGCCGGTTCCCCCTGGCAATGCTTGGGTAATCATTTGGATATCTCCACGATCAGCGTCTGGCATGAAATCAGTAAAGAACTCATCTTCTGTTCCTGCATAGCCAGCATTAGCAAAAATCTGATATAAACTACTTTGGTTTTCTGGATCAATATCTTTTTGATCTTCATCTCTTTCAATATAAGTAACTCCTAAACGATCTTGTGTCGGCTTTAATTTTTTTTCATTTAAATATTTAATTGATTCTCTAATCTCTTTTGCTGCACCAGTTCTAGTGATATCAATAATATATTCTTTTAATTCATCAAGACTTGTTTCTAGGTCTAAGCCAAATTCTTCTAATATTTCTTTCCACTCAGGGTTGTTTTCTGTTGGATCAATACCCTCTAAAAGGTGATCAGCAAATTCTTCTGGCGTAGTAAAAGCAGAAAAAGAAGCGTCTCCTAAATCTAATTTTGCTTCAGCTACTTTTGGAATAACTGTATCAACAATGTAGCCTTTAATATCAGCAACGCTAGTAATATCTTTAGCTGGATCATAAGCTAAATTTTTACCAATTGCATCATAATGTAAACGTGAAAATTGTTCTTTGTTATTTAAATCAACACCATAATAGTAAGCATATTGATTCCAGGTAATCCCATTTGGATAAGCTTCTGTCTTTGTTCCTTCTATAACAGCATTAGGGTTGGAAATAGCAGTGGCGTAATCAGCTTGAACACGCTCTGCTTGTTTTCTATAATCATCATCTCTAGGCCCTTCAAAACCTTCTCTTGTATCAATTGCAGTAGTTGGATCAAAGTAAAACGTATGATCAAACGTTTGATCAGGCGTGGCCTGAATCATACTTAATTTTGCTGCTGCATGAGCAGACGCTACATTTTTAAGTGCCGTCATGGCATCTTGTGTTTGAAAAACGTTCTGTTCGTCTTCGTCTAATGTGTCTAAATAAGAAATAAATTCATCCATAGATTTAGACTGATCAAAACGCGGCTTAATATAGTCATCAATAAAGCGATCCCTAAAGTCATCTTCAATCGCATAAATTCGTTTAATATTTGATTCATCTGCTTCTAAAATAGCTTGCGCTTCTTCTTTGTTTAAAGCAGTATCTAAGTCATATCTTTCTAATAAAGCTTTCCAATTGTCTGGGTTTTTAATTTCAAGTGCTCTATCTTTAGTTAATCCACGGGCTAAATTATTCGCATCCATTAACGCATTCCATTCTTCTGTTTGCGTTTCTGGATCTAAAGTATTAACCTTTTCCTGGAAGCTAGCCCATTTAGTAGCATCTAAAATAGGGTCTAAGCCTTCAATACTGGCTTGCATATTCCCAGTTATTTCTTCTATATTTTGATATCTTTCCAGCATGGTTTCGTCAAACCATTTTTGCCAGTTATATACACTACTGTTATTAGAAATACCCGTAGCACCTGAAAGCTGATCTTCAAAAGATTCGGTTAAGCGATCAACGTTAACTCCTGCCATTGATAAATAGCCACCAATTCCGCTATCGCCTATTAACGAATTAGCAATGCTTGCATTCGCACCATAAATTTCATTAAAACCAGGGAGACCTCTATATATATTTAATTCACTTTCTCGTTTTCTTTCTGCGTTTAATTTATCTACGGCTGTTTTTAAAACATCTAAAGCTAGAGCTTGAAACCTATCTTGTTGTTCTAAATCTTTTTGCCCAAAGATATTAAAGACACTACTCTCTAAAAAACTAACAGCATCTGTATTAACAACAGGGACACGGTTTCCATCCGCATCTATCTCATAAACAATTTCTTCTTCTCCATCTTCATTTATTGTTGTTACATATGGACTATCCCAATCAACTGTTAAACCACCACTTGCTGTCCCTTGCGTTAAACCTAAAAGGTTGTCACGAAAGGCTTGTTGTTCTGCATCTGATAACTTATTCCAGTTTTCATAATAGTTATCAGAAGCTGTGGTTTCTTCTTGTTTATTGCCTCGATTATCTTTATCCGCAATACCTGAATTTTTAATATCTGTATATGTTCCATGAAGAAAAAGTCTTATATTGTTTTCTGTATTCTCAACACCATATCCTCCAACAACATCTAAATCTGGAAGATAACCTAATACGGATTGTTGTGCATCATTCCAACGCTGTAATGCTGCTTGTCCTCGGCTTGTTCCTGCATAATAGGTGGAATCAAATGTCCCCATAGGGGGTTGTGCATAATCACTTGATGCTTTTTTAGGTACTTTATTTTCTAAATAGTAACCACTAAAAGTATTAAAGTCTCCGTCTGTAAAATCACTTTGATAAGTATTATATAAAGAGCCAAGGGCTCCTTCCATTAAAGCTTTATAATTTCCTCCCTCTGAATCATTAAAACTTTTTGCAATATTGTCGTAGTTTTGTTTTAATCCAGAACCAACAAGACTGCTTTCGTAAGATAACTTTCCGTTTTTTATACTAAACTTTGCTCCAGGTAATGCTCTTGCTTCGTTTTTTCCATAATTATTCCAATGCGAATTACCATAAGTGTTATAAGCTTTTGTTTGTTCTCCTTCATTTAAATAGTTTTGTCCATTTGAAGTTAATACAACTACGTTTTTAACAGGTGTATTTCCTACTTTGTCATGGTTTAAAACACTGTACGTATGAAGACCTCTTTGTTGGCCTGATCCTCCTTCCATTCCAACAACGTTTTCATCTTTAAATAAACCTTCTCCTGCAAAATAACGTACTCCTTTATGCCAGTCTCGCGCCATCACACGTTTTGCCGCACGTATAGCACGTTCGTTTACATCTGTACTGCTACCTCCATTTAAATCAATAAAGGCATTTGATTTGGCTATGTCTATAAATTTATCTTTTCGTTCAGGTGATAATGCTTTCCATAAACCATTTAAATAAGTTCTATGTTTGTCATAATATTCGTCCCAGCCTTTAATCCTGCCGTTATAATAAACATCTCCTCGATTAGGATCAAGTGCCATACTATCAAAGTGTGGCGTTAAATCAGCTTCCCTTCTGACATAATCTGCATAAATATTAGACATTATGCTGTTGCTTTGTTGCAAAGATAATTATCTACCAATTCTAAAGTATTTGACTTGACCCAAGTAAGAACTGCATCTAACCTTATTTCAGTAAAAAAATCTTGTTGTCGATACCATTCTTCCATTGGTTGACTAGCTTTATTTGAATTACAACGACGACAAGCAGGAACTAAATTATGCCTATTGCTACAACCTGATTTGTATTTAGGTACAATGTGATCTAAAGATGTTGCTGGAGCACCGCAATAAGCACATTTATGATCCCAATCTTTATATATTTCTTCTCTAAATCGTTTCTTGGCTAATCGAGGCGACAGTTCAACAAGGAGGGCGAGGGGTTCGTGCTCCGTTCTGAACATGTTTTGTTAGCCGTTATGTTATTTTAAGTCCACCAAACTTCATAAAAATACATCGCCCTTAAATTAAGGTAAACTACCTTGACGTTTTGTTTTGCAAAAGTACCTTAAGTATGTAGTTTCTATTTCCCAATGACACAAAAAACTTGGGTTCCTGTTAAGCAGGCATTGGAAGAGCTTGGTATTGATCGTGCCCAGCTATTCCAGATGAGGGATGACGGTACGTGCAAACTTGGTACGCATTATGCCGCATTCCCCGAGACTAGGTCAAGGGATAACTACCGTTGGAATCTTCCTAAAGTCAAAAAGCTGCTAGCAACTCAGCTAGAAGCTAAGCCGCACACAACTGCCGACATTGTTTCTTTCGAGAGCCGATTGTCCGACGCTGCTTAGTTGGTGTGTAATAAATCTTACGGACCTTATGGGCCAGGAGGACTTCGTCGAGCTGTGAAACAAGACCATCGTCTTGTGTTTGGTTTAATGCCTTGGAGAGACTTTCCCAACAGCTCTTCGTTTTGGAGGGCTGTTTTTCTTTGAGCTGAAACAAAAACACCCACTGAGGATGGAGTGGGCGCACGGCTCTTTTTTTGCATTGAAGATTAATCGAGTAATCTTCATTCCAAGAGAAGTCTTTTAAGTCTTCAGGAGTCTTACCATATACAGCCACCATACCAAACAACCAGGCCACTTTTTCTAGTCCTGGTTTAGTCATCAAAGAAAAAAATTCATCTAGAATGTCTTGATCCCTGGGCACATTACGGATAGTCATGAGTTAAGGGGATAGTGTGCTTACTATACCCATCGCTGGGAACGGGCAGTGGTGTAAAAATAGTGATCTCAAGGAACCTTCTGGAAACTTGATACAAGTATTCTATATTATTAAGATTTACTTATGATTGACCATCTGCGTTTGGTTTTTGTCCAGAGGCTGGAATATAAGCAATCCCGTTTTTGTCTCGCATAATGAATTGTTGTAGCTCAATAAATTCTGAAGGAAAATTAAAAAGCTTTTGTAGCATCGGTATCATAACCGGAGATTGACAATTAAATGGTGGAATGTCCATGTGACTAACACCATAATTTATAAATTCACGTAATGATTTAGTTTGTTCTGTTACTGTTTTATCTATTAAAGAACTTTCCCATTCCGACATTAAACCTGCATCAATAGGGAAGTCAGAAGGTTCAATAGGAAATTCTCCGGCAATATATTTCATTGCATAGATGTGTTTGCAATAACGATACTGATCTAAAACATATGTCCAATCATCAGAAATTTCAGTAATATCTAATCCGCTTTGTTTGTAATCTCCATACTTTGGCATCCCTTCTGCTACCTGTGTTGGTGATGGGTTATCACCAAATCCACGGCGATATACTTTACCAAAATCATTATATTGTCCTGGAGAGTCTCGATAGAGTGCTTTAGGATCTCTTACGTCTTTTGTTTCCCCACTGGCAGATATACCTACCAACTGATAACCACTAGGTGCAACAATTGTCAGGGATCTATTTTGTACAATCTTTTCATTAACTTCTGTCATCATTGCGTTTGACAGTTGTCCAAGTTCAAAAACCTCTTCAATACGTCCTGGTTTTATGCTTGAAACATTGGCTCTTGGGAATAAAGGTTTCTTTCTTACTCCTAAATTAGATAGATAAGCATAGTCTCTTCTTGTAAAGTCTTGACATGAACAACAATATCTTGCTCCTGTTTGTAAAAAACGTCCACTATGTGGTGGGATTCTTGATGGTGTAGCTAAAATTCCATCGATTGTTCCTTGTACAGAACCTAATTTTTCTAATTTTAAAATGCCTTGGAACTGATCTACACCAGCTAACACAGCCTGAACAAACCCAAAACGACGGTTTGTTGCTGGGTCTCTGCTTTCAAGATCAATAGCTTGTCCTGAAGCAGTAATAATTTTATCTTCAAGAATATCCCCAACAATTGGTTTTAATGTTTGATTTGTACCAGAAAAGGTTACGTACAGTGGAGGTGGTACAGGATTAACTGTATTAAACGTGCCACTTAGCTGCATGTACCAATAGTTTTCATTGTCTTGTGGTACTCCTAAATACAAAGTATTTTTGTTTACCTCTCCTGAAATCGCTAGTAATGTTCCTGAACTATCGGTTAAACGATCGAACCGTAGGTTCCCAGGCTCAATCTTTCCCGCCCAGTGAATACCTAACTCTTTATTTTTTGTTGGGAATCCTCTAAAGACACCTGACATCAATGGTTCTCTTGCTCCAATTTGATCAACTGCTCCTGTTGTCGTTGGAATAATATATTCAAATGGATATTCATAAGCCGTGTTTGCAAGGTTTGCTGCACCTAACTCCCAACCCCGACGCCATCGTGACCAGGTAGCTTCTCGTTCAACAGTGTATAAAGAGTTAGGTATTGAACCACCAAAAACACCTTCAACAGGTTCTACTTTATATTTTTTTACTTCTGGTGTACCTCCACTAAAAACAGATCCTTGGAAGCGTCCAAAAGAACTACCTCCACCGAATGTGTTTTTATTCTTTTTTGCCATGGATCAATAGTATCCGCCTTGCGCCACAATGTGAGCACCAGGAATATAGCCAGAAGCAGTATTGTAAACACCACGTTGAAGAACACCAACATAAAGCCTATCTCCACGCTGCAAATAAATACCACGATTCTTAAGTGGTGTCCTCGGTCCTAAACCTCCGGTATTACCTTGTTGTGGTACCGGTGTTGCAAGTTCAGGCATTACATCCGAACAATCAACAAAACCAGAATTAGTAGGAACAGTTTTGCTAAAAACAGGAACATAGTCACCGTCACCAGGGATCGGTACTGTTGTACCGCGAGTGTGGTAGACAACGAATGTAACAGCGGGAAGAGTCGTTGCACTTAAGGAAGTAAAGGTAAAACCTGAGGCAGTGGGGGATGCAACACCAGAAAAATGAATAGCTGTATTAACAACATTTAATGCTGTGTCACCTGTATAGGTGTAATAACCTTGGCCACTTTCTGCAGGAGTTGTTAAGACACCTGTGTTTTCTACGTAAACAATTTGGCCCTTTGTTAAACCAATAAAGGTGCCTGATGTATCTGCATTAATGGTGTAATCAGTATGAACAGCATTTGAAGTATCATCACGAAGAATCGTAATTGAATCAACAACACCGCCACTATTGTTGTCTGAACTTAAAGTTGCATCCATGTCAACAAGTAAGCCAGGACTTTGGCCACCTTGTACATTAAGATCCGTGTTATTACCAACAACTTGATTTGTTAGTCGTGTCCGTGCCAGCAACGGACGATCAACAAACACAGGTTGCTTATTGGTATTAGTGGCTGTCATTTACGTTACTGTCTTATCTATCTATTTTATCCTACTATTAATTAAATCCACTAAAGCTTTGATACTGTTTGAGCAAATTATCTGCAAGTTTTTGTCCTTGGTCTTGAAGTTGTTTAAATACAGTTCCTGGTCCTTGTCCTTGCCTTTGAATTGCTCCCAACATTTGCTGAAAAGGGTGACCAGTAGTACCAGTAGGATTATTAAAGAATTGCCCTAGCAATAACTGTTCAAAAGGATCTTTTTTTTGTTTGGGTTTTTCTTTAGGAGCTTCAACATTAATGTTATAGGTATTTCCCTGCCTTGATGAAGTATCATCATTAAAATTTAAATTAGTAAAAGCAGGGTCTGTTGCGTCATATACTGACCATGCTTGCGGACCTTGCATGTCATAAATATATTTAGCAGCTCTTACATTTGTTGCTGGATCATAAAGTTCTTCATTAGATTTTAAACCTAATGCTTTCCTTCTTTCTGGCCCCATGCCTCCAAGCATATTAATTTGAAATAAACCGTAGCTTAAGTCTCCTGTATCAGCATTAGGATTTAAAGCCAAGGGGTTTAATGACGATTCACGCCTAGCAATTTCTAACATTGCTGGTACTTGTTGCTCAGTAAAACCACCTTGCAACAAAAGTTTTGCTAGTTGTTTTTTACTTAGTGTTGTAGACATTATTGTGCCCCCGTTTGTGCGCTTAAGAACTTCTTCATAAAATCTTGTACTTCTAAATTACTAGCTAGCTCTCCAGCAATTCGTTCTCCTTCTAAACGATTACCTTCAATAAGTTCATTACGTGCATCAACATTAGTCATTGTTTGTGGCATTTGTACACCACGTTCTTGAATAAACGCTTCTCTTGTTTGAGGATAAGTATCAGGGAACATATTAGCCATTAAAGGATTAAAGGTTCGATCTGATGCCATTGGTGTTTGGAAGTTGCTATAAAGCTGTGGGTTATGTGCTTTATGAATAGCAAGTCCTAAATCACGTACTTGATTACGTTCTGCTTGTGTTTGAGCAGCATTCCTTCCTTGCTCATAAATAGCCATTTGATGCTGGAAAGGAGCAGTATCAACAGACTGTTCAGCAGAAGCAGGAAGGTCTTGGTTGGGATTAAAAGGAGGAAGTGTTTCTTGAACAACTGGTTCTTTTTTATAAATAGAAGATTGATCAAAATTAGGATCCCAACGAATTCCTCCACCTTCTTTTTTAGGTACTACTACAAAACCACCTTTACCTGTGCGTGGTTGTGGTACTGGCCCAATAACATCTTGTCCGGGCAAGAAGTCTACACCTTTCCCATTTTTTTTAGGTTGGAATGTTCCGGGTGTTCTTCCATATACAAAATCATCTTTTTTAGTAACTTGTTCTGGGAACATAACATCAAATAAAGCTTCTGCTCCCAGGGAAGTAGGTGTGTATAAACCTATAGCAGCCGCCGCACCAACAGGTCCAGTAGTGGGTACCCCAACCATTCCTCCTCCAGCTACTGCAAGACCTCCTGCGGCAGCTCCAGTTGCTGTTTTTGCTAATTGTCGAAGAGGATTTCTACCTTCTTTAGCTGCTTGTTGTGCTTCATATGCTCCATATCCAAGATCTACTGCTGGTCCAAGAAATCGTCCTACTCCTCTTGCTCCTTGTTTTAATACTGTTTTACCGCCTTGCTGTACTACTTGTTTAGGTGCAGATCGAGTAATAATGGAAGCAGGAGAAACAGAAGTAGGAACAGCTTGGTTCCAAGGCCCAGGGGGAGCGTTGAAACTAGGCATTACAAAAGGCTGTGCTGCTGGAACACGTCGTCCACCAATTCCGCCAAATTGCATAGGATTATAAGAAGAAGTCATGATTATCTAGTCGTAGCGTGAAGGTAGATGTTTGCGCCGATTGCAGTATCAGCAGGGCCAGGTAATGCCTGGATAAATTCAGCTCCTGATCGCTCATAGCGATACCGGGCTTGCATAGGATCCTTATAGTTAGGAACATAAAGAATCTGAGCAAGACGGTTGGTCTCATACATGTAGACCTCGTCCCAAAGCTTCAGGGCTTCTTTAATACTGCTGGAACGAATGGTACGATCAACGTCGCCAATAATTCCTTCAACCCTAGTACTTGGTACTTGGAACGTGTCCTCAAACGAAGCAAGTTGGGTTTTCTTTTCTGCAGCATCACAACGACCAATCTGAAGAATAATTTTGTCGTGAAACACTGCATCTGGAACAGAGTTTAATGACTCTTCCAGGCGTGCATAATCACCTGCTGGAACACTAACAACGTAGTATCCCAAATGATATCGAACACGACTTTTATTAAAATCAGATAGTTGCACTGTAAGCCGCCAGTATTTTTTTATTATACTTTGCGTTAATAAAAAAAGCCCCGAAGGGCTTTAATCAAACTCTAACCAAATCAGCCGCAAAAACAGAATCCCAATCAACACGTTTGATTTGTTTTAACTGATCCAAACTATGGAATCTTTCACCCGACAAAGAAAGTTGCAGATCCTTGATTTCGCGAGCAGTCTTTAAACCAATTCCTTTAATATGATCAGCAATCATTTGGGCGGTCGCTGAATTGATATTAAGGCGTGTCTCAGGAGGGAACTTACGAACTTCTTCTTTCGCTGCTGCATCTTTGACTTGAAGGGTTTTAACTTTTTTAGTTGCCTTCTCGTCTGGTACAACTTCTGTTTTGTAAGCGGTAAAGACTCGACCATCTTGATCTTCGATCATGAACCAGTCGCCATCATCCCACTCACTAACAACTTTAACTCGCGCTCCTGTTTTTACGTGCTGATAAAGCATAAGGACCAGATTAACTCTCTGGTCCTATATTACCTTAATTATCAGCTAACAGTACGGTTAGGCAGATACTGTTCCATGTCGGCGTAAGCAACAGCCGTATCAGGACGGATGTAGCAAACTTCAACCAGGATGTAACCAGTACGTCCAGCAGCAACATCATCAGCGTGAATGGAGAAGCCGCCATTCAGTGCAGTTGCGTTGGTTGTTGCCTTGGAATACACCTCGAAGGTGGTATCCGTAGTCAACTCTTCATACAGCCACTCTTTGGTAACAATGCCAGTGATGTTCTGGAAAGGATTAGTACCATAACCAGCGGAGCCTGCAGCGATGTTGTTAGAGGCAGCAACAAGGTTGGCACCTTCGACAACACCAGACGTGCTCACGGGGCCTGCAGGGCCGAAAGCAACGACTTGAGTAGCACCAGAGGTCATCAAGCCACTTTCTGCAACACGACCATCACCCCAGCCTTGGGCCACGGAAAGGTTTGTGCGATAGACATAAGCAGGGCGAGTGGTGTCAGCAGAGACAACCATGCCAGTGATGTCAGTGCGAGTATCATCATTCCGATAAGGGGAAGGAATGATAACGCTGGCAGAAGAGGTGTAACCGGTGGTAGTCACAGGGACATAACCACGCAGTTGATAGAACTGCCAACCGGGGTTAGCAAGAACTGAAGTAGGACCACCGTTTGAAGCGTCGTTAGAGCCACTGTCGTTGGTATCAATGTTTTTGTACCAACCGTTTAAAGGCTCGTTGAAGTTACCCGGATAAATTTTCTTGGCAGATAAATAAGCCATCTATTTCTCCAAATTAATAATTTTGACTTTTATTCTTATCAAACAGAACCGTCATCTTGGACGAAACTGAATGCATTAGTGATGAAATCTTTGTTCAAGATCTCAAAACCAGCATAGAGCTGCCAAATCAGAATGATGAATCGTGAGAAGTCATCATTGTTGTTAATTAGCACCTGAGCGTTAGGGCCGCCAATACCAACACCAACAGACTGAGGACCGAAGAAGAAACCTTGGGCAACTTCTTTAGATGCATAGTTAGCACCAGCATCGAATGAAGCGGTGACGTTCTTGTTGGGGAAGTTGGTTGACTCGAAGAACTTAACGCCTTCAAATTGCACACCAGTTGGCATCACAGGCTCACCAGCCAGGAAGTAGCCCTGACCAGCTTGAGGACCCATGTAGAAGCTGGAGTTGTTAGGCATCATGGGGTTAGCCATGTACATGCCTTGACCAGGATTGCCTGCGTAACGGGCGATCTCGCGGAAGTCAGGATCACGACGCAGGTGCAGCATGAAGACAGGATCGCAAATACAGCGATACAGGCCATCAGCAAAAGTAGGCACGTTGCGCTTACGCAAGTCCTTAACAACTTCTAACAGGTCAGTGCGAACAGAGAACTGTTGAATTTGGTCAGCATACTCAGCAGCAGTGTAAGAAACACGGCCAGTAGCATCTTTTTCTTTACCACCAGCAAAGTAGTAACCACCTTGGCTAGAAGAAGCGGCACCATTGGCTTCAGCTTTAGCAAGCTCGTCAATAAAGACGCGGTCGCGCCAACGCCTATAGTCGTCTAACAGAGTCAGTGAACCAATGCTCTGGTGGAACATGTTCAGGTTGCCGGTATCAAGCAGCAAACGCTGAGCAGTAATCAGAGTCTCACGAGCAATCTTAAAAGTAGAAGGCTGAGTCGGATCACCCGGATCTGCAGGGCCTGTGTACTCTTTCAGCACAACCAACACTTTCTCTTTAGTGATGTTGCGGCTATTAGCAGTACCAATTGTTTGATCCGCAATACGCTCACGGCTATCCTTTGTACCAGGTGCTCCCCAAAACTTGTAGCGATCAAGCTGGACCGTTTGGCCTGGCTGGGAAGTAAAGTCATGTACAACGACAGGTTCAACTGCCATTTCACAGACATAGGCGGGATGCGGACGGTATAATTCCGCGCCTAAGATTTTAGGAAAATCGTTATCAAGAAACACTTTCTTTTATCCTCCAGATATTCGGAAAAGTAAGTAATCGGGTGAAAGATTCAGGCAGTCTATTGCCCTATCTAAAGAAAATTTTAGCAGTCTGTAATTTATTAGACTGTTTTAAACATAACCTCGCATGTTAAGGCGTGAGTTCATCGTATTAGATGAACCAGGTAATTCAGGATCAATCGCACCTTGGAATCCAGGGACTCCCATGGATTGATAGAAGTTTGCTGAACCACCACCTGATAGGCCGCCTAGACCTCCTGCTGCAGTAATCATTCCTGCGCCTAAAGCTCCTTGTGCATAAGGTATGCCAGCCATATAGGTATTTGCAGCTTCACGCATTTTAGCTCCTTCGGGGGAACTAAATTGAGCGCCAAGTTCAACACCTTGTCCAGTTGCCCTTTTGCCCATATCGTCAGCTCGTAAATTTTGCGCAATAGTGCGTTTTGAAACAAGCCTACGCATTGAAGGAATAGCAGCGCCAGCCATACTGCCCAAAAGAGCAGCATTTCCAGCTTCAAATAATAAACGTCCGGGGCCTTCTTGAGAAGCTTCCCCAGACGTAATATTACCTAGAGTTGCAAGGCCAGCAGCAGCAGCGCCGCCAGCCATTGCTGCTTGGCGAGGGTCATTAAGCATAGGCTTAATTTTTTCATTTGCTTTTTGCAAATATTTTCCTGCCAATTGCATTAGATCACTCCATAACAAACAGTTTGTTTGACATGACGCGAGGATCTGCCTGGTTCATAATCCGCCAAGCTTGGCTGGGATCAACATCCATTTGTTGCTTAAAGGCACCCCAGAAATCTTGGGGAGCTTGAGGTGCTTCTGCCATTGGAGGAGCAGGAAGACCAGCAACATTCATGCCTGGCTGTTGAACAGGAGCGGTAGGATAACCAGGGGTTTCCAAATCTTGCTCAGATTCATACACCGGATAAGGACCTTCGGGACCGAAGAACTTCAAGGTGTAATCAGACAGAACGTCAGGATTGGTCAGGATCTCGTTGTAAGCCAGATTTTCTTGGTGCTCTTGCACTGCAAAATTGGCATAACCTTTGAGAGTATCAGTTGCTTCATGTCCCCAAGCAACTGCACTATCAAGCATTCCTTCCAGGTTTAGGGCGTACTGATTTAGAATTGCCGGAGCCTCTGTTCCGTAATTCGCCACCACCATCCGGCTTTCCGGACTCCACTCCAGGAGATTCGCCACGTCCTCTAAGGAGTTGATCGAGGAGGTTTGGGAAGAGCTGCTGGATGAGGTCTGGTTTGTTTGCCAGGTCTGCGGAGCCGATGGTGCCGAGGTCGGTACCTGGGCTTGTGTTGCTCCGTAATTGGCCGGGCTGTACTGAGTCGGTTGTGACGGTTGACCCTGGAATGGGGATTGAACCGGGCTTCCCAACAGGTTCACCACCTTGTTGAATGCCGACTCCCATGGATTGCCCTGGGGTACCGCCGAATCCTGGGATTGGGGGGCGGATACTGACGGGCTTGGTTGGTAACTGGTAAGTCCCTGCGGTGCGGCCTGGGGTACTGCCTGGGGGTAGTACGTTCCCACTGATGTCGGAGCCACTTGGGTCGGAGCTGCCGGTGCTGCCGGTGCTGCCGCCACGTAGTTGCTCGGAGCCACTGCCGCTTGGGGGCTCGTCTGTGGGATCGATTGGACGGTAGCGTCCTGCATAACTCATCTCCTTTTGTAATGCTTCTAAGGTTCGATACAGATATGGAGTTAAGTCCAAACGAGGATCTGCCGCCATGGGCAAATCTGGTGCTTGTGGGTGAGGGGTCTGCATCATTCCCCCCACTAAACGAGAAAACTGGGAATAAGCTCCCTGTAATTCGTTGACCATCCTGAACGGGAAGCCCGAAAGCATTTCCGCTCTTTCCTCATCTGTTTTGGATGGGAAAAGATATTTCAGTGCTTCTATGCTATCAACTCCTAATTCCTGTAAGTTTCTTACAACAATAGAGTTGTTCAGGATATCTTGTGTTGAGTCCTCATAAACTGGACCCAACCAGCGCCAAAGCATTGTAATATCACCATCTGGAATTAAACCTTTAACACCAGGGGGAATCATTTGTGCTTGTACACACGCCATCATAAGTTGTTTCATGCGGGCGTCAAATTCTGCTAATGCTTGGTTATACATTTGCAGTTCTTCTGCAGAAGCTCCTTCTTGTGGAGGAATAGGCTTTTCAAATTTTGCTGCTGCTGCAAGAGTATCTTTAAAAAGTTGTTCCTCTTGATAAATAATTAATTCAAGACAACGGCATAAACCATGGGTATAAATTGCGTTTGCTTTCTTTTTAGAAGTTGCTGACACACGACCGAAAAGAGACTTATACTCTGTTGCCGTTACACCTGCTGAAATTGACAGCTCATCAACTCCGCCTAGTGATGTTCTTATCTCTTCTCTGTATTGGCGTACAAATGCATTCTGGTCACCAGAGATGGCGTCGGGTACTATATAGCCCACACGATCATTCGGTTCTAGGTTGGCGATTACCCGTGGAACGCGGATCTGTCCATCTACACCACGATTAATTGGATCTTGTTTAAAGGTAGAACGACTTAGATTTGCAGGACTAGTAAAGCCTGAGTTTGCTGCAATAGAAGGTCGCTGTACTGCACCGTCACCACCTGACTCCATTAAGTCAGTTTTAGGACGGGAAGATAGTAATGTTGGATTACCAAAGAACTGTAAGTTCTTTCGCATGTTATGAACAAGACTATCGTGAATAACAATATGATTAGCTAACGCATCAAACTCTCCACTGCCTTCCATAGAAAACCCTTTCGGGTTATTAAAGATTTCTACACAAGGAATAAAACGCAAGGTATTAGGAAACTTTTCTGTCTTGCCTGGCATTTGAATATTGACATTATCAAAAGACATCTCGCCTTCTGAGTGTGTCTCTTCAATTGTGTTTGCTTTAATTGACAAACGAATATAACGTTTCTGACCAGGGGTTTGGTTTGGATCCCCAGTTAAGTTATAAGTACCAATATCTTGGAAACCAGAGTTTGGTTTCTTGACTTTATAACTGTAGATAATTACAACTTCTTCTAGTTCACCATCGACGTTGTAATAAGAACGATACTCATGACTACGAAAATAATAGAGACGATAATTATTCTCAGTAGGCCGGATATAAAAAAGTCCTTTTCCATCACACAGGAAATAATCCCATATTGAATCAAGACGAGTATCTAATTTGTTATATTTGACAACTTTATCGATAAAGTCTTTGCGTTGATTACCAAAGTTATCTTGTGACGGGAAAAACTCAACTCCTTGGCGGATACCAAAGAGTTTCATCTGGGCAATATGTGACGCAACAATACCGGTATCGATACCAGCTCCACCATCACGCTCTACGTAAGCATCAATGATTTCTTTAAGACGAGCTTTAGCGTCAGCCATTTAACTATTTACTGCCCTTTTGTTTATACATCCTAGCAGCTCTGCCTGCTTTTTTAGCTTTATCTGTGTTAGGAATAAACTGTTTTCCTTTACGAGAACCGGCTCGTTTCTTGCGATCAGTATCTTCTCTTTCTTCTTTGGAAAGCTTGGCCCATGCTTTCTTAGGAAGATAGCGTTTAGTCGTACCGTCTTTTTGAATTGCTTTATCTGCCATCCTTGTTACGTCTCCGTTATGCATAAGAGAAATCAAAGTTAATTCCTGCCAAGGAAGATGGATCTACTGTAGGAGTAGAAAAATTATTAAAGCTGCCTCCTGCTAACAAATCGCCAAAGGCTGCCGATTGATCTTTCTTGCCTGGTCCAAGAGTATCTTGAATGAATTGTTCTTTATCTCTAGTTTGTTGGTTTAACTTATCAACTAAACCCCTAACGTCGTCAATAAATTTGACAGGGTTTGAAAGAGCGTCAAAATAATTTTTTTGCGGGTTGCTTAAATCTGCTTGTGCAATTAGTTGTTGTTGCGGCATATCAAAATTCATTTTTAAATCAATGCCTGATTTGCCTGCAATCTTGCCAAAGTTTTTAGATAAGTAAGGAGAAATATCAACACCTTGTTTGTTGTCAATATACCCTAGAAGATTTTCAGCTCTATCTAATTTCCCTGATTTTAAAAATCCTTCAAAACGTTTCGCTAACTTCTTTGACTCTTTTCCTCCTCCTTGTGCTTTTTTAATATCTTTTTTTGTATCTTTTAAATCGTTAAGAGCATTATCAATATCTTTATAAAGATTTTTTGCTTCTTTCTCGTTTTTGATATTTTCTTTTGTTGGTTTCATTTGCTTAACAAAACCAGCAACGAGCAAATTATCATCTGCTCTTTCCTTGTTGTCTTTTAATTTGTCTTGGATTTTAGAAATTTTCTCTAGTTCAGATAAGTAAGACATTAGTTTTTCTCCATGTATTTGCCAGCGACTTTAATAACGCTGTCAATCTTATTGGCTTGTGCTTTATGCATTTTAGCGCTACCATGCAACTGTTTTTTAATTTTTTTTAAGTCCTTTATTTGTTTTTTCATGGTCTTTTCTCCCTGGGTACAGTGAATTCCAAAGGAATGGGTTTAGGTGGTTGATCTCTTGAATATAAATAAGCACGCACAAAACGACTTGGATCCATGAAACCCGCTACTGTTTCTCCCAATGCTCTCCAAGGTTTTCTGCCCGGTGTGCTTAGCTCAGGGTTTTCAAACTCATTAATAAAATCATATGTATCAGTAACTGTATAAGAATCAGGATTACCTGTTACGTTATAACGTCCCAAGCTGTATCGATAAGGTGCTGCTTCACGCTCTCTGTCTAAAGGACGCACCCCACCAAAAGGCCCGCCTAAAGTATCCCAATAAGGAGCAAGCATTCCTGCCGCTCTATATGAGTTAACAGCTCTTGTTTCACCTGGTTGTATTTCACCCGGCGTTTTATTTGCCCTTTCTTTGTAAGCAATTGAACCGTCTAGATTTATGTAAGTTGTTTCTGGACCTGGACTAATTGCTAAATTAACAGCACCTTGTTTAAACTCAGGTGATAATTCCAAATCATCTATACCCATACCAGTCATATAACGATAGGCAAGGTTTACATTTGGATCTAGTTTATTCAAAATTTCTGATTTAACTGGTACGCCTCCTCCGGGTAAAATTCCGCCAAGCGCTTCATCTGCTTTAGTCCAAAGTCTTTTATATTTGCCAGCAAGATTAAATAAAGACACTATTTTTTCTCCTTAGCTTTTTTAGCTGCTGTGACTGCTTTCTTTGCTTTACTTTTTTCGTATTGATCTTTAGTCTGCCAATCTTCTTTGCCCCACTTCTTTAGATCTTTTTGTTTCTTACCTTCACCACCTTTATACCCACCTCCTTTCTTCTTGTACTCAGCAGCAACCATTTGTGCTTTCCGAGCAGACCACTGACCAGGCTTACCGCCTTTACTGCCAGCCGTAATGCGTTTCTTGATGGATTCACGCAGTCCTGGCTTTGTATATTTAGAGTCGTCTTGTGCCATTAGCTTACAAATTTATTTTGAAATCCCATAGGAAGTCCTTGCGCCCTGGGGATTGGAATAAAAGGTGCATTATCTTCTGGAATGTCTTCAAAGGGAAGATAAGGCCCTCTTCTATAAGGCGTTTGTCCTCCCGGAATTGCATAACTAGGATCGGCTGTTAACTGTTGCACACCACCATAATCTTGCCCTGGATAATAAGGCATTAGCATTGGATTAGTAGGGCCGCCATAATAAGGAAGCTTTGTAAACCCACCTGTTCCTGCAACATTACCAGGGGCACCAGGAATATTCATTCCGCCACCATACGTGGGTGGTCGATAAAAAGGATTTTCTGGATAAGCTTCTTGATCACTTAAAAAGCCTCGCCCAGGATAATACGTTCTAGGAATTTCATCCATCGGAAAAGTGTATCCTTGCTGCTGCGCTACTAAACTATTCATTAGATACCTCTGGTAGAAACATTACCAAAGCCAGCACCTTTACTTCCTGGTCCTAAAAAAGACGCAGGTGCGACATTACGAGAAGGACGGGGAGAACTGATGTTACCTTCTGAGGTGTACATAAATTCTTCGTCAAACTTCTTCTTTCCTCTAGGGGGAATTTGACTCATATATTTATAAGCTAATTCCATTGGCTAAGAACTTTTTAATTATTCTACCTGTTCGTAACCTGATTCCCCATTCAAACGTTGAACAATAATCCCGTCACCTTTAATATCCCAAGACAATAGTGTTTCAGGCTCCCAGCCTAAAGTTTCAATAACTTCTTCAGGAATTTGGATGTATAAATCACCATTTTCCAGTTCTTCAACCTCAATAAAGTAACTCATTTGGAAAGAATCTTTTCCACAAGTTTATCAAGCTTAGTGTTGATTTCACTGAATTCATCATTCATTCTTTCCATCTCTCGAATATAATCTTGTTTTAAAACATATTCAAGAGGTAAACGGTCAATACGATCTTCTAGTGATCGCATTCTGCTAAAGACTTTTCCCACAAACCAACCGCCGCCTGATACGGCTGCAATGCCTAGTGCTATAAGTTGTTCCATCAGTAATCCAATTGCAATTTTCCTTTGCGTGTTAAGCCTGTTACAAGCCAAACTAAAGCATCAACACAATCATCGTGACTGCTAACACCAAAATTAGTTAGCTCTTCAAACATTGTCGTAAAGTTACGGTACCTGTTAAAAACTATTTTACGATCCTCAAACATTCCCATGATGCCTCTAAACCTGGCTAATTTATCTGCACGGAAACCTTTAACAGGATGCCAGATTAAATTATAAAGCCCCTCATTATTTAAGCAAATACGTTTAAAGTCAGCCTCTAAAGAAGCTTGATACTGCACAGCTTCTGACCAAATATCACAAGTTGAATATGTAGGAAAGTAAACACCATCTTGTTGTTGACCGATCACAGACCAATCATTTAAAAGCTCTTTTAATGCATCTAATTTTTCTAGGTTACCCATTACACGTAACCTACGGTAATCAATAATATGTATTTTATCGCCAATTCGACCACCAAGAACCATTACGGTGTAGTCATTCTTTTCTTTAGTGCCAGCAGAAAGGTCAACACCAATTCCAAGAGTGTCAAATTCAGTAGCAATTTCTGCTTTAACTAAAAGCTCTGGTGCCAGTGAAAGTTCGTTTTGCCTAACAATTTGATTCATATATTGAAAAGAAAAAGCAATAGGGGCTTGCCTTTTCTTCTCTTTTAGATAGTCTAGGGACCACATCTCAGGCCAATATGACTCTTCCTCGCCGGTCACCTCGTTATTTAAAATGGCAGAAAGAACAATCTGCATCCAATTATTTTGCTGACAGAACGTGGTCGAATGAATGTCATCATGACGGAAGCGAGTACCAAGACAAATTGCACGACCACCCTCAAACATTGTTGGAGCAATCACAGCATTCCAGTTATCCTGCATCATCTTTCGGATGTCTGGGTTGCCAATATCTGAAGCAGATTTTATCGGGTCATCAATTATCACAAGTTGAGAACGTTTGGAAGTCACCGATCCTTTAAGTCCTGCTGCACATAAAGTAAATTGTTCTTCACCTGTAACATCAATACCAGCAAATTTATGGTCGATTGACCAGTACTCATTACTCGTAACATTTTTGAGCAACTTAACTGTAGGGAAAACTTCTTGATATTTTTTTGATTCAATAATACGTTTAATGGTTGCTGATTTAGAACGTGCGATATCAACTGTATAGCTTAGATAAAGGATCTGTAAGGGCTTCTTGGCTTGCGTATGAATACCTATTGCCCAGGCAGTAAACAAGCCAAGTACAGTCGATTTAGCAGACCCTCTAGGGCCTAATAGGTCAATGTTCGGTCCTGCAATCTTAAGAAGACACGAACTATCGTTATTTGTTACTAGTTGACGATGCCATTCTTTGTGGTGTGCTGCTGGAGGTTTATCCGCTACATATTCACAAAAGAAACCAAAATCATCTCTAGCTTTTTCAAATAATTGTTCTTTGTCACTCTTGCGTACTTTATGCTTTTTAGCAGCAGCTTGAGCATTACGTCTATAAGCAAGGTGACGATGAGAAGGCACTATTTAAACTATTACTGTTTAAATACTACCTTATTTTTTATCTTCGTCTTTATCTTTGTCTTTGTATTTCTTAGCTGCTTTAGCTGCTTTCAATCCTTTCTCAGCAGATTCCTCTGCTTTTTTCCCTTCTTTTGATTCATTCTTTTTCTTAAAGTGCTCCAGTAATTGTGGAGGCATTTTCTTTTTAGACATCGTCTTCTTCTTGTTCAGGTGTAGGTGGTTGTTCGTTTAATAAATTCTGAAACGGTTGTGGTCCAGGACCTTCTGTTTGCTCAGGAGAGTTATTCATTAAATCCTGAAAAGCCTCTTGATCTGCTTGTCGAGGGGGAGCAGAAGGTAGCTCAGGACTATACCTCCTGTTTTTAGCAATCTCAGCCAACATATTGTTGACGGATTGTTTATCAAAAGGGGGCGTGTTTACTTCCATAATATTAATCTTCAAACTGCATTCTAGCCCACACACTCATTGAAGCTTCTTGTAATGGACCTTCGATAGGATCATCTTTAAAAATAGAAGCTAATTCTCTTAATGCACGATCAGCTCCTGCCATTAATAAACCTTTGCGGTCACGAGAAGAAACAAAAGAATCAACTTGGGAAATAGTTCCACGGAGTTCTTTTTGCATTGCAGCAATTCGAGCTACACCGACATCCCTTTTAATAACAAAATTTTCAATATCAATTCTTAATTTTCTAATATCGTCTTGCATCTCTTCAATTTCGTTTAACAAAACTTTTAAGTGATCGGGTTTGGAAAAATTATCTTTTAACCATAAATCAACAGCAACAATACTGCTGTTATACCCTAAAAATTTTGCATACAAATAAACCTGAATAGCAGAAAAAGTCTCTTCTGCAAAAGAACAGAAGGACTCTTTCGTTGCGCTATCTAAATTGTCAACCCAACACTGAAAAACTTCAATGTCGATATCAGAATCGGTAAGCTTTCTGTGCTTGGTTGTAATCTCTTGCTTCGTCCTTTTCTGAGAACTTTTGCATTTGCTCATTAGTCGTGCGCTTTTCTTGTGCTCCTTTACCTATTGTTGCACGTTCTTGCTCACCAGCATCTTCCATTTTCTTCTTACTAAATTCATAGGCTACTCCTGCAGCTTGACGATATTTGTCAAGATCAAAGTAATCATCTTCTGCGTAAGTACTATCGACAGCAGCCATTGAAATAACCTATGAGTGTAGATCAGAAATTAGACATCATTGAAGCTAAGCCCTGTGAATAAATATCACGGCGTCCTTCAACAGACTTTTGACGTTGTTGACGCTTTTTAGAGCCTTCCAGTTTGTCAAGCAGTTGCTGGAACGTTTCCAGGTCTACCGCTGCATCCTGTGTATTGGAACCTGAGTCGCCCGGATCGTTTGCCATTGTAAAAGTCTTTAGTTAACTATAAAAATTATAATATAGCTCAATACTATCAAGCCCAGAAGCCTGACATTAAAGAACCGAAGATCTGTGCATCTTTTTGTCTTGATGCAACATCACGTGCAGCATCACCTTTGATGCGCTCTCCTTCAAGTGCATATTCACCACGGACTTTATCGCTTTCTAAACCAAACTCACCACGGATTTTTTCAACGTCTTTTAAACCAGCAGTAACAATATTCTGTAAAGAAAGGCTGTATTCGCCTTGAATTGTTGCTACATTTTCTGCGCCAAGTCGTTGCTGGTCAGCTAAATACTTACGCCAACGTTCTTCTGCTGATGACGTAATTCCTGCAATATCAACACTGGCGTCTGATGCATACATTGATGCACCCGCTTGAGCATCAGCTACATATTTATCCGCATCTGAACGAATGCCAGCAATAATTTGAGCATTGTTATAAGCACCTTGATTTAAAAAGTCTTGATTGGCAGTATCAATACCTGCCATTGCTTCATAAACACCTAAATCAATCTCTGTAGAAGTACGCCCTTGAGCATCACTAGAAGAAGAGCTTCCACCTCCTGTGAGATACGCACCACTGTGTCCTTTGGGAACACTTGTTTTGATGTTTTTATTTTCTGCTTTATTAATAAATTTATTTAATTTATCAGCAGAAATACCATCTTTTTTAGCTTTGTTAATGCTTTTACTGGTGATTTTGGTTCCCCCTTTACCACCATATTTATCCATAAAATCTTGAAACTTCATTGTTACTTACCTTGAGTGTTAAGCTAAAGAATTAGCGCGGAACCTTCGCGCTGATTCTTGTCTATCAAACATTCTATCTATACCTGGCGTTCCTTCAAATAACTTAACTCCACTTTTGGTCCCGACAAGAGGACCATACCTCATTCCAGCAAGAAGTTCTTGAGAAGATGGCATTCTATGTTCCGGATTAGTTTGTGCAAAATAAGATGCAAAAGCTTGTTGCGCATCTTTTGGACTACCAGTAGAACCTGTTACTAAAGCATACTTGTAAGCGTCTTTTACTTGTTCCCGAGAAGGTGTTCCTCCTCCAAGCATAGTTCCACCAATAACGTCCGCTAATTCTTCACCACGTTCTCTACCAATTGTGCTTGTCAATATATTACGATAAGCTTTATCACTTGGATCTAAACCGCCACTATCATACAAACCTAAAAGCGAATATTTATCTATCTTTCCCTTATCCATTGCCTTTTCATATTTCTCCAGATCTTTTGGACCAAGCCTAGGCTTAACATTAAATTGATTTTCCGTATAAGAAGAAAGAAAATCAGGGGGAGCAATGATGTCTTGAAGAGCGTCAAAATCAATTCCTCCTCCTCCTCCGCCTGACGAACCACTACCACCGCCGCCTCCGAAGGAAGAAACGCCACCTAATAATGCTCCAACACCTGCTCCCCAGGGGCCAAAAACCGAACCTGCTCCCGCTCCTCCTATCGCTCCTTTTATAAAGTCGAAAACCATTTAACTAACATCTTATTATTTACTAATTATCGCAGACCCAAGTCAACCAAATAGACTAACTCGACTTGCACGTTGAATTGCTCCTGGGGCATCTTGCGAAGCTATATTCAAAAATACTCCTTTATTAACTAAATCTTGGAATGGCTTACTTTTTTGCAGATTAAGTTGAAATATAGAATCATCGTAACGACGTTGTTGTGCACGATCTGCATTTTTATTGCCAAAGGCAAAGTCCATGATGGCTGCATTCTTACCTGCTAATGCTCCTATCCCTGTTGCTTGATATGCACTTTGTCCATATCCTCTAGCTGCTTGATTAATATAATCACGAGATAAAGCTCCTGATAACAAAGGCCCAGCTAGACTAGAACCAAGGTTATTGCCACCAAAAAAGTTACCAAGACCTTGTAAAAAGCCGCCGCCTCCTCCTGTTCCAGAGCCGCCTCCAAAAGCCCCTGTTACGGATGGAAGAGGATCTCCAAAAGTAAAACCTCCGGTATCAAAACCAATACCAGAACCTCCACCAAAACCTGCACCTAAATTGGTGTTAGCACCAATTCCTGAATAACTACCAATAGCATCAAGATTTAAATTCATTATCCAATACCTCCCATTGGATTAACTGCCATGTATTGAGTGGATCCAGCAGGAGTTGCTTGGATACGACTATAAGCATCCCGTACACCTTTGACCATTTCTGGTGCAAACGCATATTTTGAGAAGGCTGCTTGAGCCATTAACTTAGGTAGACCCTGGTACATAAAGCCATAGAAAGCAGATTCTTTACCGTACTTCTGAGCACGGGCCATTTGCTTTGCGTTCAAATCATCTGCTCGTTTATACATATCATCTAAATATTCTGGAGAACGATAGTATTTTTTTTCCTCTTGGGCATCTCCATACATTTTATAGAGAAGCTCTTCCATTGGAGTTCGTTGTTTATTTGTAGTTTTTTCATTATCATCGTCATCATCTTCTTCACTGTTAAAAGGAAAATCTATATATTGTCCTGCTAATTGAGGAAGACCCAAGTTCATATCAATCCCTTCAAATAAAGGGTTTGCAAGCATTGACGGGTTGTAAAAACTAGAACTTGATTTTGTCATTGTTAACCTCAACCAAAGCTAATGTTGGGTGCTTGCAGCACACTGCCAGCATAAGGAGCGGCAGTTAACGCAGTGCGTAGATTTGCACCTGCTTCTGCCTGTGCGCCAGTTGCTAGACGGCCTGCTGTAGCTACTGTGCCCAGCATTGCGTAGTTACTAGCTTGAGTATTCATCAACGCCTGTTGACGAATCATCTCAGCATTCTTCATCTTCTGAATCGTTGGATTCATTTTTTGCAACTGCTCTAGTTCTGCTTGCATATAGAACTGAGTTAAATCTTTAAGACTGGAAGTATTAACACCTAAAGTGCGCTCAAGTTGACTGAGATTTTGACCAAAAATTTTTTCTCGCGCTGCAAGTTGACTGCCTAATTCAGTTTCTTTACCTTTTGTCGGTTGGTTTGTAATTTTACGCTTAGCATATTCGGCTCCCTGCGCACCAGAGGGGGCTCCAATTAGACCACCAATTACAGGTAACGCTGCCTTGGCTACTTTTCCATAACCACCTGGCAACATGCTGGCAAGACCATAACCAAGACCAGCACCGACTCCAGCACCAACAACAGCGCCTGCAGCTCCTACAGGACGTTCAGCTTGTAGTTCACCAATAGCAGTGCCAACACCAGGGAGCAGTGCTCCTGCCATTACACCATAACGGCCAGGATTATTGACAAGACTATTTTGAATAACTTGAGCCCGTTTAGCAGTAGGCTCCATTACATTTTGAACAGTGTTCCGATAATAATCAGCAAACTGTTGTGGATTACGAAATGCACCTTGCAAACGCAGCATCGGATCATCGATGGCTAAAGGCATTCCTTGTGCGATACGATTGGGATCTGTTCTACCGGCAACCATCTTTAATAACAAATATCTTTATTACTTAAATTCTATCTCAACTAATACCATACTCTTGTGTTGTTGGTAAATCAGATTGACCAGTTGAAGCTAATAAAGTATTGGCTAACTTACCGGCTAAAGCACCTGTAAGGGCTCCTGCTCCTCCCATAAGAGCAAGAGTACGTGTCTTGGGACCAATGTAATCAGTTCGGCTTCCCATTCTGTTCGTAACACTCTTGCCTCTTTTTACTTTTGTATCTCCTTCTCTATACACTTGTTTATCTACATATTTTTTACCTGGAACTGATTCAGAAGTATCTTCGGTTTTAATTGTTCTTGGTTGTTTAGGCCCAATTCCTCCAGGGACTGTTTCTGGAGTCTGTTGCCTTAGTGCAGCGCCGGTGGCAAGTGCTCCACCCGTTAAAGCTCCTACAGCTTGAAGACCAACAGGAAAACCAACAATACGTGCTTCAGGTTCTCCCTGTAAATTTTCCATCGTTCCTTTAATAATGCCAACACCTAAAGGTCCTTTTTCGTTATACAAGAAATCCATATAATTTGCATACCGTTGTTTTGTTAAATCTGGAATATCTTCTTTAGCTGTTTCAAACTTTAAAGGACGACCTTGACGACCTAAAACAAAACGATCTAACAGTTCTGGTGCAATTTGTCCTGTTTGTCGTCGATCTTCTGAACCTTGCTCTGCATAAGTCTGTGCAAAACCTTTAGGACGACCTAACTCACCAATATTAGTTGCATCAAACGTTCCTAAAGAAGCACTAACAGGAACACCAACTGCAGCTAAAGAAATTGCTGCTCGTTGTGTTGGTGTGTAATTGAGAAGACGATCGCCTATTGCTTGTTCTGCTAATTTATCTGCAAGCGCCATTGGGTGATTGTACCGCCAATATAAATGCCTCGTTGCATCTTCTCCAACATCAGTTAACAGCCTTGCACCCATTGCACCAGCAAGCTGAACAGGTGTTTCTGTTGTTACCCCTTGATCAGCTAAACCTTTGTAAAACTTTCTTGCTCCTTGTGTAATAGGTAGAACACTATGGCCACGATCTCCTCTTGTTCCCATTTCACTGACAGCTTTCTGCCAGCCTTTTAAATAGTCTGTACGGAGTCCCATAATTAAAGCCCCACGATTGATGCCATTGCTCTAGGATCCATTTCTATAGTTGGCCCTTTATCATTTAAATACTGTTGTAAAGTTGCTCTCGTATTGCTTCCACCCATTTGCTGAAACATTGTCCCAGGCATATATTGTCCTGCTAGCAAATCATTATTTAACAACATTCTTTGAATATTTTGTTGTTCAATTTGTGCAGCCTGATTATCGTTAATGACTGCGTCAGCAGGAACCATAAGGGGCGGTGGTGTACCTACTTCTTGTTTCATACGAGGATCAATAGCTGCTACGGGTATCCCAGATAGAACAGAACCTGCAACGTTAGCTGGTAACTCTAAACGTGATTTTTTTCCTCTTAAACCACGGACTGCTCCTTGTGCTGTTCCTGAAAGAACCGTGTCAGACAAACCATAAGCTAATGCAGTAAGAGGATCTGCACCTGTTAAAAGATTAACGCCAGTATTAAGTCCTCCACTAACTAAAGCTTCATTACGAATACCTTTCATTAAGCCTTTGTTTTTTAAAAGACTTCCTGCTAATTTTAGTAATCCGCCTGCCATCTACTCATAACTATTATTTCTAATTCTAAGCCCCTTTACTTTCAGCTTCTGCGATCTCTCCTTTAGATGCAGATAACAACTGTGCAATATTCATGTTGCCTTCCATTTCGTTTTCTGCACGTTGTTCTGCTGTTGCCATCAAATAACCTTTAGGGTCAGGATTAGTTGCACGTGGCATCGGGTTTTTAATTCGATCACCAGGAGAAATAGTAGGACTTAAGTTATATCTTTCACGCCACATTTCACCAATTGCTTGAAACTCTGGTGATTGTCTAAAATCTAACTTTGTATTACCACGGCCTTCATCAAAACTATAAAGACTAGCTGCAGGATCTTCTTTATTAGTTCGTCCTACATCAAAACGACCCAAGCCTGTAAACAATTCAAAGTTAGCAGGATTTTCATTTACAAAATCTAGTCGTGCATTAAGAATTGGTTTCTTACTAACTAATTTATTTCTAAGCTCGTCTACACCAAAACGATTAAAAGCAAAAGGAGGTTTATCTGATTTAGCACGAAAAGATTCTTCATAATCAATCTTACGTGGTCCTCTTCTTCCTTTACGAAAGAAAAGAGAAACTTCGTCTAAATAATCTTCAGGACGACTTAAGCGACTATCGCGTGGCATAACTATTTCTTAGTTTTTTTCTTCTTGTTTAATTTTACAAGAGTTTCACGAAGCTGTGCTTGCTTCCGTGTCTTCTCATCATAATCATCAGGATTCTTTTCCACATTCGCTTGAAGCTGTGCAGAAGTAATTCCTTTCTTCTTTGCTTTAGCGGTAAACGTTCCAGGGCGTTTGATTGCGGATTGAATCCACTTCTTATCTTTCTTAGTTTTCTTTTTCTTTTCAGTCATGATTATTTAGCGTAGTTACTGAGGAAATTAAAAGCTTCTGCTTTAGACATTAAAGGCTCACCAGCAGCTTTTCTGCGTGTTGCTTCCTGACGTAATGCTGCAATTCTAGGACGACTTTGCCGTTGTGCTCTTCCTGCTAATGAAGATTGTGGATTACGACCTTCAATAGCAGTCCGACGCAGAATTTCAGAATCTAACAAACGGTTCTGTCTGTCAGGCTTTTGATATTTTTGTTCATCAACAAAAACTAAATCGCGATCTGGTGGAGTGGGAATTCCTAGTTCATCAGCTCTTGAATCCATTAATGCTTGATTAATTAATTCGTCTTCTGTTACTTGCGTAGGACGTTGACCTGCAGTAGCACGTTCTCCTTTGCGCTCGGTACGTTCTGAACCGTATAAACCAAGGCGACCACCAGTTTGTGTGCGATCTCCTTCAAAAACTTGCTTAGCAGCACCTGTGTCGTCATAGTCACGTAAACGACCTCCTTGTTGAATACTGCGCACTTCTTCTGCTATACGATCACCAGCGGAATACTCCGCTATATTCCGACCACCTCCACCTTTTTTCTGTTCGATTGATTTACGTCCACCACGTACTTCCAGTGTTTCAGGAATAATTTCATTAGTGGCTGGATTAACTTCATAAAATGCACGTGATCCTTCTGTTTGATCAATTAAAAATTGTTGAGCACCTACTTCTTTTAAACCTTTTAATTGAGCGCGTACATGATCTCGTTCTGCCATTGCATCACCAATGTCTACATTTAAACTTGCGGGATCAGGCATATTCTGCATTTCATATTGCATCTGACCATACATACGGCTGTAATCATCTTTATCAATAGGCTCACGATCCATTGCAGATTTAATCATTAATGAATCTTCTTCTAATTGTTTACGGCGTCCGGCAAGCTGTTGCTGCTCTGCACCAAGAGAAGAAATACGATTTGTTAAATCTACGTCTTTACCTTCAAGGTCATCTACAAATTCACCAAAAGTTCCTGATTTAAACAAAGAACCTGTTGCTAGTTCGTCTGAATCTAAAGACAGTACAGACTTAGGTTTAACTGTTACAGGAGATGCAGGTTGTTCTGAAAAACGAGATAACACTGCTTCATCACCTGTACTTGCATATAACTCTGCTGCTTCAATTAATTCAGGGTTAGAAGCAAGAACACGTTCAACACGTGTAGGAGATAAACCTTTAGCTTGCAACTTATCACGTTGTTGATTCAAGAAAGACTGAGCAGCACTAACATCAATATCTTCATTTCTTTGTACCGCACGTTCAATAGGTGCAGCAGCTTGATCAGAAGCAGTATTTAGAGCTTCAATGTTTTGTACTTGTGCTGCAGGTTCACCAAAAGCTTCATACGTTTCTGTAAGGGTTGATGTTTTAGGAAGAGAAGATAAATTTTCATTTATTTCACCTAAGACAGTTGGATCATTCTTAAACTCAGTCTGAGCCCACTGCTGAATAGAACTAAAATCGCTATCTGTAAGTTTATTTTGCTTGGCACGACGTGCTAAACCCATTAAGTTACTTGGAACTTCTTCTGGGTACTGATAATTTTCATCAATAACTGATTCAAGTACATCTGACATATAGTCAGAAACTTGCGCTCTATCTTTTGCTTGATTACGTGCAATACGAGCAGCTTTTTCGGAGTCTGCTTGACTCAGAGTTTCTTGGGCCAATTCGGATAATATATTTTTTGCCTGTCTTTCTTCTTCCTTTTCTAAGCGACGGACAACGTTTGACTGACGACTTGATTCAGTCCCCATCATTTGACCAGCTTCTGCTGCTACTTCACGTCCGGCAAGCATTTGACCTGCTTCACCAACACTGACTTCTGCTAAAAGCTCATCAACACGATCACTTAAATTTTCTTGTGCTTGTTTTGATCGAATCGAAGCATCTCCACCACGACGATATACTTCTCCCGTTTCAGGATCAGTAACTAACATTGATTCATCTACACCACCAGAAGGACGAGTTACTTGCGGTAGATCTTCTTCAGCTTTAGCTGCTACATCTCTATATACTTGCGTTTTAGACTTTGGTACTTGCTGATCACTAAGATCAGTCATTTTTACACTACTTTTACCAGCAGTATCTGCTTTAATTCCTTTCTTAGCCCGTCCACGCAGGGTCATTAAACCTCCACCAACCCCTGCAAGACCTAATCCAATGCCAAGACCTAAGGCAAGAGAGTTTGATTCCTGTTTTTCAGGCGGTTGAAGTTGCCTTTGACGGAATGCACGGACTTCAGGAACTAATTGAGCCCGTTCTTCCGGTGATTCAGGGTAAGAAGTACCGGTTGCACGGCTATATGCGGCAAAATCAGCAGGAGAAAGAGCCATTTACTTAATATCAACTAATTATTGACTAATAAACTTATTTTAAGCCGAAAAATTTAGAAAATTGTACTTAAGATAGACTATATCTATAAAAAGTGGCAGATAACATGTTAGAAGCCCCGCTTACAAAAGAACAAAACCTACAACGCGGTGTTGCACTGGAAGGTATTGCTACTGCAGCGCAGGATATGGCTGATAAAGGGGCTACACCCCTAGAAGTACAGACTTTTGCCCAGGGTGCTAAGCGTGAATTAGCCCGTGAAATTGGTGATACCGGAAAAATGGGAGAAGCAGCTAAAGCAGCTAAAGCATATAAAGATTTAGCACGGAAGTAACCCGCAACTTTGGGGTAATTGTTTGGGGTAAACGTCAGTTTTGACGACGTTTTGGGCTACAAAATTTTATATGAAAAGTTATATTAGTAAATTAAAACAATAGTTTTTAATAACAAAAGTTTGGGCTAATTATTACCAGGGGGATACCTAAACGACGACTTTTTGTGCAACCTATTTTTTGTTTAAAACGCCAACTTTTTACCCGAAATGGGTTAATAATTACCTAACACTCCTCACACACGTTGTCCGACTGCGAATGCGTATAGAAAAAAAATAAGGGTGGGCCTTTGTATATATGAAAGGAATGAATTGGGTGGGAAGTCAGGAGGACAGTGTGAATTTCACAGACAATAATTCAATTGTCATGTGGAAAACTCAGTAATTAATCCACAATCCTGTGGAAAACAGTCTTTCCATCTGTTGTTTGCCGCCTTTTACTCGTTATTTCGCGCTCTCTAGCGCTGAAGTCCAAGAAAGATTGTAGCGATCAACAACCGTCAAGCTGGACGTTAAACGTAGCAACGTTCCATTCACTTCAACATCATGTCTTACGCACTTGAGACTAAACAAGCTGTTTACTTCTTTGAGATCAAAGGAGATCAAGCACTTGTATCCAAGCTTGTCCGTAAAGGACAGCAAGGAAGAGATCAACAAGCACGTTGCAGTGTTGCTATGGCTCGCCGTTGGTACCAGCAACTGCTTAACAAGTGATCCGTTAAAGCGGGACCAGGGGTGCAATCCCCCTGGCACTTCTTACCCACAGCGGAGATGGGTACCGCACACGCAGGAGTTACCTGTGAGCACCAACAACAAGGTTCCCGGTTATGACCTTACCTTTCCAACCACTCTCAATGAGATGGCTGAGAAAGATGGTCAGCCTCCGTACGTCTACGGGGGTGACACTGTCATTGAATGCGAACAGGATTTAATTGACATTGAAGCCGGACTGCCAACTCGTGCAGAGTTAGCTGCCTTAGCTGACCAGTAAAGGCTGGCATCAGGGGTTCAATGCCCCTGACAGTTATTGCCTCCAGCAGAGATAGGCACTGCACACACAGGAGAATACCTGTGACCAACTACACCAACTCCGCTCTTTACGCTACATCGCCTGATGCGATGGCAGCACAAGAGATGGGGTTACCCACTCGCCTTCGTGAGGAAACTCACGTTCCTACTCGTGAAGAGTCTGGCGAGATTGTCTTCCAACAGATTAGAAATCTGATGGAGGACGGACACTCCCAGGTACTAACCAGGGAACATGCAGCAGAGATTGCCAAGTATGCAATCAAGCTGCTTAGCTGATCCGTTAAAGCGGGTGACCAGGTGCAAACCCTGGTCCAGTTATTGCCCTCAGTGGAGATGGGCACCACACAACTCAACGCAACTCATGCTTAACGCATTGCGACTGATGGTTCCTTCCATCCAGATGATCGAAGAAGAAGCTGATCGTCTCACCAGGCTCTCAGCCTGTTGGACAGATGAGGATGGCTTCAAGAAAACTCATACCGTCAAGTTCGGTTATGAGTACAACGATGAAGCCCTTGCTTATCATCAAGGTCAGTGGTCACAAGAACATAACTGTTACATCTATGTCAGTGCCCGTGGCAACGTGCATACCTGCTCAGCAGAACAGGGTGATACCTATAAGCGCTCACGTGATGAGCGTGAAGTGAAGTATCAACAAGCACACACACGCCACCATGGTGCTCCAGATGTTGAAGCAGTAGTTGTTGAAGCATCTATTGTTTCCTGACCAAACCAGGGGGCTGTAAAGTCCCCTTTTTTCTTCATTCTTATTTGTAACTATGGCTAAGTCGTACCTTGCTGTAATTCTAGGCATAGGTTTAGGAGGTCTTCTATCTGTTGCTGGTCAGAAGCATCTGAACCAACGTGCAATAGAGACTTGCAGAGCTCAACCTGATTACCATCGCATAGTCACGTTAACATCGTGGGTAGGTGATGCTAAAGCTTGTATGCACATTCGCTATCTAGGTCAATGACCAAACTCTCTAAATCTACCGATGATCTTGTATCTTATGGAACAAGTGCTGGCATTATTGGTATGGCTGCTTTAGTCGGCCTACCAGTTGGTGCTGCATGTGCTTTCCTTGCTTTCAAAATCTATCAAGGTAGAAGGAAGTAACCTGACTTCTGCACTGAGGGGCTTCGGCCCTTCTCTGCAGGACTCTACATCCTGTGTTCAACTCAACTTAAGTCAAACCAATGACTGAATACACTGACGACCCATCCACCTGGCCGTCTATCAAACGTGATCTTCTTATCTATCAACCTGATCGTCCTGTCGATGCTGACAAACGTATCTATCGTATCGCTTGGTACGGTGGTGAATCAACACAGCTTCACTTCCAAAAGTGGGGCATCGTTGCAACGCCAAACTTCGATGGTAACTATGAATGGATTGACATCGATGTTCGTACATTGATGGAGATGCCTACCAGGGTTAAAGATCTATGGGAAGAGATGAAAGACTACTACAACTACGGTATTTGCCTTGAACGTGAATACCTAGAAAGTCTTATGTCTAAATGACTTCTGCACTAAGCCCCTTCGGGGGTTTTCTGCAGGACTCACTCCTGCACAATCCTTTATTCAATTCAAACTCATGACTACTCTTCATCTGCTGTCTCATGTTGACAGCTTCATCACTGCTGCCGTACGTCTTTACGCTATCGGCGGCGAACTGTTTAGCATCACAGCTATTCTGTTCTGCCTCAACTTCATGGCGAACCTCGTTCGTCACACATACAATGCTGGCTACCAGGTAGGTAAGTTCTACCGTAGACATCTACATAAACCACTACGGTGGTTAATTATCCATGCGATTGCATTAATCATTCTGCTAACTCAGCTTACCTGGGAAGGAGCAGTGATTGTGTATAAGAATCGCAAGGAGATCTATGACGCTTGTCGTAATGCTTGGCATCAACTAGAGCGTCAGTTCACATACGAGTACGCGGTGTAAATAACCAAGCACCTAACGCACTCATCCCGAGCATGCATACAACTGTTGCTACTGCCATTCTATTAATTCAACTGTAGTAATTGTATGCATCTCTTTACAACTAAATTGTAACTATAACTACACCCTGGGCATCACATCAGTGTATAAGTCCCAGGGTACACCTCATTCAATTCCAAATGACTTCACCAACGACTAGTGAGCTTAGGGAATGGGCAATCAAACAAGCCCAGGAACTTAAGTGGATGGTCTTCTCAGAAGGAGATGACTATACTGCCTGCGTTATCGCACATCATCCTGACAAGAACACTAATTGGTGTCGTGTCATGACCATTGTCGATGGCATCCAAGAAACAGTAAGTGAGCAATGCTTACCTACTATCTGGGATTCTGGTTTCATTACTAAACATCTTGACACCTTCAAACTCAATACGCAGACTTGACATGGCAATTCACACAGTACGTCTTGGCAAGAACAAGTACGTCACACTCGATTCATACTCCCGTCCCCCTCTCACAGCGCCCATCATTGTTGGTGTCATTACATGCCTAGCACTGATAGGTGCAGGCACTTATGCACTCAACTATGAGTCACCGGTCTGTCCCAGGGGGCTGGAGAAATACTATGGACCTGCCTGTTAATCATGACAACATCAATCCTTCAAGAACGCATCAACAACCTTACTGAGTCTGCCATCAGTAAGTACTATCGAAAAGGTGTTAAGGAACGTGAGAAATCTCTTACATTCCGTCAATACCAAGGTAGAAAGTACATCAGACTTGAGCTAACAATCTCATGGAAGAACATGTTGGGTGGTCCTACTACTGAAACATGGTGCTTCATTGATAGCAAAGGGAATGTTTACAAGCCTGCCTCCTATTGTTCTCCAATACGTCAAGTACGTTACAACTTATTAAACGACAGTTCTTATGCGGCTGCGTTACATAAGGCTGACTGGAGCGGTAGTTTTCTCTACGCTGATGCATGTAGTCCACCTCAGTAAAATGCACTGGGCAGTATGTCGAATTACATCAGGCCAATACCTGGAGTACCTCAACAACGTAAGTCCCAGTCTTTAATACCCATTCAATTTAACATCATGTCAACCATGTCTGAACTCGACCGCCTCACTAAACAAATTAAGCAGGATGAGATTGACATCCTTGCTGACATCGCCTATCAACAGGAGCAAGCAATGCGAGAGGAAATGGATCCTCCCGAAGGCATTGATCCTGACTACGAAAACTTTATCTCACAGCATCCTGATGGGAAGTTCTAACACAACTGAATACCACATCATCGATCACATTCTTGCTCTTCTATCACTTCTTCTATGGCCCTCGCAAACGCCTACCTCAAACGTTACCCCCGTACAGGCGCAACAAGATATTGGATTGACCAATACAACTGGGCAGAAAGCTTTAGTGGTGAAGCCCCAAAGACAATCAAAATCCACGAAGTCTACCAAGCGTACGGTGGGCCAGAAGAAGGAGGATGGTGGTACGAAGTTGGTCAAGCCATCGCCACCCACTGCATCTTCTCCAAAAAGCAATGCATCAGACGTTGCCTCGAACTCACGAAACATTACGACCTATTCAACCAAGGAAGCATCTGTGACAGTCGAAATCTTTCCGCAACTCAGGCCACCCTCGGCTCAGGGTATGCAACACACTATCCCACCGAGCGGCCTCACTATTGCTAGATACTAACAACAGACTCTAACTCACTTCTGGGCAGCTATCATGCGTAAGTCCCAGGCTTTTTCATGTCAACTTAACTTAATTTATGGACACAGTTAAAGACATTTATGGTGAACATTATGAAGCAAAAGGACGTGATCTACCTCGTCATTCCAAGTTAACCCCAGAAGCTACAGCTTTATGGGAACGCATGGAAGATGTTGCATGGTCCGTTACTTATGCCAATGGTTCACAAAAAGAACTTGACGAAGCAGTTAAGTTATTGGCGGAGAACCCAGGGTGCAGCTTAACTGAAGAAGTACTTTGGTATTACATCCGTCAAATGTACTGGAAATAACATCCAGGACATAAGCAAACCTTATCATTCATTGTATTCTATGCCAACAATTGATGCACTACCTGAGCAAACACTCTTTGTTATCTTACCGGATGGCACTGAGTTAAGAATCAGATGCTCCAAGACTGACGTACATATCAAACATCATAGAGATACAGCTAGTTACTTCTTTGTCACTTCACTCCAACACACAAACCATGGCACGAAAGAAATCACTGATCAACTTTGACAAAACTATTGCAGGCATCAACATCACTGAACGTGGTGTTAAGTCCTACTCCAAGACAATCAAGGTTGGTCCCTTCCAAGTCACAGCAAACCTTAGCGAACACGGCATCCGGGGATCTTTAGGGCTCCCCGGTACCGGAATCAGCTTCCGTAATGTAGTATCGACTGAGCTCCCAGACTTCAGGACTCCTGATCTGCCGGAGCACAACTCTAAACCTGACATGTGGTCTGACAACGAATGACGTTGAATCATGTAAGCGCATTGCCTACTAACGTTGAGCTCATCGAAGGTAAACGCGGAGGTCTTTACTACATGCGAAACGGACAGCGTGTCTATGTAACTAAGAAGCCACAGCCACAGAATAGAAAGTATCGTGCCCCAAAGAGGGGAGCATATGCTAGATACTTGGCAAACATTAAGGAACAATAAAGCCCCCTGCACCCCCGGAGGGCCACCAAGAATACTTATATACCTTTAAGTAAATACTTATTACTAGGCATTGTATCCCCAACATGTAAGTCCTAGACTCTCACTGTTCATTCAATTCAATTCATGATTACTACTCAACACCTTGATCAAACTCTTGATCGAATGGAAACCTATGGTGGCGGTTTTGTCAAAGGACTTGCTGCTCTCTACCGTAGATCTGATTTACGTAACCAGCAAAAGATCTTAACCACATGGCCCGAACTCTTTGAGGAGTACGGGCCTAATGGAATCTTTGCTTCTAAAGCTACTGACATCAAATCTATGGGTTACACCATGGTTAAACATCTTACGGTGCGCAAATGAAACTTATTCTTCTTGTTTACGACATTGATTTAGATCAAACAGACTCTAATGGAACTACTCACTGGATTGCTACTGCCCAAATTGATAACATGGTGCAAACACTTGCTCCTTGTTACAATCCACCAGAGCTTGCACATCCTGCAGAGTATGGCCCAGGGATTTGTAGTGCATGCTTTTCACTAGAACATGATGATCTACCACCACCTATTGATGGTACTGACTATGACAAGATTCAATTCTTAGAAGAATTAGATCTTGACTGGCAACTCGATGAGTAAACAAAGGTAACCGTCTAGGCATCCAATACAAAGTTTTGGTGTAAGTCCTAGCCTGGGAGTGTGGTGGAATCGGTAGACACATCAGACTTAAAATCTGTGGGCCACTATGGCCGTGCGAGTTCAAGTCTCGCCACTCCTACCAACAATTAACTTAATACTTTTCAACTTGACCCACCTAATTGCACTCACTAAGATACGTCCAGATCAGCCTTAGCACCTGATCTATCCTTCGGTAGGGGCGTGTACTACTTACCCGGTTGTTGCTGCAGCCGGGTATTTCTCTGCATACTAATTCTCAATGACTAAACGCAAACAAGTTCAATTCAATGTTGGTGACCGAGTCATCCACAAACCTAGATCAATGATGAGCAACATTAAAGGCGCTCTTCCTCCAAGAACAAAGCTAGGTACTGTCCACGAAGTTCAATACAAATCAAATGCAAGGGGCACTCTTATGCCTTGGCTCCTCATTCAATGGGATGGTTCATCCTCTTCTGAATGGCATATGACAATGCGTATTGCTTTAGCTCCTAATCAGGCAGCAATCGACGCAGTTGTTAAGAATGAACGAGAGAAAATCAATTGACATCCGCTATGTTCTCACCTCACACCGTCTCATTAGTTTGGCGTACTGATGAAGCAGAGCGTATGATCGTACGTACTGCAAGAGTCTCAGCTCCAAGAAACGAAGACAACATGGACACAGGTCCAAAGCTCTTACGTTATTTAATTAAACATGGCCATTGGTCTCCTTTTGAAATGGCCAACATGTGCTTAGAAGTACACACTACACGGACAATTAGTCCTCAAATATTAAGGCACAGATCATTTTCATTCCAGGAATTTTCACAACGCTATGCCAATACAAATGAAATTGGTCGTCCATTGATTCCACATTTACGCTCACAAGATCTGAAGAATCGTCAAAAATCATTTGATGATTTAGAAGAACGTTTAGGTAAACCTAAAGTCTCTGAGTATTACCGTCGCATTGGCGTTCTCTTTGAAGATGCTGAACATCTATACCAAGAGATGTTAAGTGACGGCATTGCAAAAGAATGTGCTCGTTCTGTCTTGCCTAATGCCCCTACAAAAATGTACATGAATGGTACTCTTCGTTCTTGGCTTCATTACATTGATCTTCGCACCGCCAACGGTACGCAAGAAGAACACAAAGAGATTGCTCAAAAATGTAAAACAATTTTTATGCAGCAGTTTCCAATTATTTCGGAGGCAATGTGGAACACACTCTGTTAAATAAAAGTGAGCTTCAACTGAAATGTGAGTGTTGTGGAAAACTTTTTAAACGTTCAAAGTGGTTGCATAAAGCAAACATAAAACGTGGGCGTCTTAAAATTTTTTGTTCACGACAATGCTCAGGTATTTTTTCTCGTAAACCTTTTGTAATGCCAACAGCAGATCAACTCAAAGCAGCAAGAGCATCCATCATGGAAAAGTGTCCCAATTGTGGGAGGCGTTTTCTAAAAGTTATTGAAAGCAGATTAAATGGTAGTGGTTATCGACGACGACAAAAGCAATGCCAGGCTTGTGATTATCGCATTACAACGATTGAACTTCCTGAAGCAGATGCTGGAAAATATTTAAACAAGAAAGCAATTATATGTTTAAACTGTAAGCATTATCACCAAGAGAATGACTGTTGTGATTTTGATATTCCTGAGTACATGACTCCTGATGCACAAGACTGTAACCTCTTTGGAAGATGCTCTTGATCTTATCTACCGTGGGCAAACTAATGTAGCCGTTAAAGCAAAAGAAATAGGCATCTCATTAGAAGAAATGAAACGCCTATTCAATCAATATGTTAGTGAACGTCAGATTGATCCAGATGTCTGGCAAGCTGACGTTGAGTTAAGCTGGCCTTGGTCTTAAAAGACTGAGGTTGCTTTCATGGACTCTTTGTCACGTGCTAATTCTTTTTTTGCACGTAACTCTTCCTCATGTTTTTTGAGAAGATGAGCCATCAAACCAGTCTGTGCCTGGTACTTAACCCCACGGTAGGTGAGTTGCATGAGAGTTCTCCGCTAAAGCCTAGGCCCCGTTCCTTGCCTAGTGAATTGCGCCTCGCACTGAGGTGAACGTTCCTTTATCCTAGACCAAATCAATCCATCATGCTTCCAGAAAATCAATTTCACGCTGCTGTTTCTTCAACCATACCCAGGGGGAAAGAGCGATCGAATTTTTACACAACGCAACAAGTACTTGACTTGACACTAATGTCACGATTCACTTTGATTCGTAAGACAAAAGAAGGTATCTTTCCTTCGCCTGTTAACCCTGGTTCCAAAGGCTCAAACTATTACGTTAAAAAAGAAGTTGATGATTGGGTAAAAGAGAATATTGATTGGGTAAAAGCTAAAGAAATAAAGACTAAAGTTACTGTAAAGTTTGAAGCACAAGAGTTAAAAGATATGAGAGAAGCTGCTGCTTTAATTGGTTGCACCCTTGATAAATTTATTAATGATGCTGCTGTTTGGAAAGCAAAAAGAATTATGACTCAATACCAAAGAGAACAAAATACAGAGTATTGTAGTTAAACTCATGGGCATACACACAGTAATGTGTGTTGTAAGTCCCATTCAATCCACTTCATTTCATCTCATGCACATCCTAAAGTTCTCTACAGGCAATGCCAAGCTTGGTAAACGTCTAATCTTTTCTTTACCAGCGGGTTACACCTGTCCTAATGCTGGTCATTGCAAAACTTTTGCAGACAGAACTACAGGTACGATTCGTGACTTGCCACAATCAGCTCATGCTACTGGTGAGGAGTACAGATGTTTTGCTGCAATGTCTGAAGCACGTAGCAAACCATGCCGCGATGCACGTTGGCACAATTGGGATGCCATTAAAGAAACTCTTTATGGCGAAGGCGTACAAAATCCTCAAGGTGCATTAGAAGATACAATTGCATATGGCATATGGCAGCATAATAAAAACAAAGTTAAATATAACTTGTGTCGCATCCATGAGTCAGGTGATTTCTGGTCTGAAATCTATTTCAAAGCTTGGCTCGAAGTTGCTCGTCAACACCCTGAAATTAAGTTCTATGCCTACACAAAACAACTTAGCTACTGGCTCAACAATCAAGATGACATTCCTTCTAACCTGTTTCTCACTGCTTCAGTTGGGGGTAATCTCGATCCTCTCCTTTCCAGATACGGGCATGTCTTTAAGCGCATCGCTCATGTAGTTTATACAGAACAAGAAGCTGCTGATCTTGGTTTAGAGATTGACCATGATGATAGTCATTGCTTTGGTGATAAACCCTTTGCTCTACTTGTTCATGGTGTTCAACGCAAGGGATCTGCTGCGCAAGCTGCATTAAATGCACGCAAACGTGAGGGAACCTGGACAGGATATTCAAAATAATTAGTTGCACTTTTTTGCAGGATGCGTATTATTTATGTGTCCTGCAATTCTTTTTGTGTCGTACTTAATTACTACATATTTGAAAGGGATACCTCATGCAATCACTCCCAACGTTGATGCCAAAGTCTTTGAGTTAATTCCAATAACAAAAGACTCTCAAATTTCAAAAGCATTTTGTTCTCCAACCAAGACAGGTGCTATGAATATACTCAATTGGATTAACAAAAATGACAGTAACCTCGCTTCAAAAGAGTTATCAGTTCAGCCTGAAGCCAAATTCTTTAAATGATAAATGGTATGTATTCGATATAGAAACTGACGGACTCTATGATGATGTTACTAAAATCTTCTGCATCGTTATCTACGATGTCACACGACAACAAACTTTTACTTACGGGCCTGATACTATTAATGATGCTATTGATTCTCTCAATAGCGCCGATGCTCTTATCGGACACAATATAATTTTCTACGACATTCCTGTCTTACAAAAGCTAGCTCCCAACTTCAAACTAAACACACAGCATGTCATCGACACACTCATCTGCACACGACTCATTTGGCCGAAAGAAAAGTTACTTGAGTCAGATACAAATTCATACACACGTGTGCCTGGTGGACTCAAAGGGTCAGCTTCACTCAAAGCTTGGGGTTACAGGTTATCCGACTACAAGATCGACTTTAAAGATTTCTCGGCTTTTTCTGAAGAGATGTTGTCCTACTGTATTCAAGACGTCAATGTCACAACAAAACTACTTGAGCACATCCAAAAGCAAACAATCGCAACAACTTGTCTCGAACTTGAACACACCTTTGCATCATGTATTGAGAGACAAATTCGATCAGGTTTTCCTTTTGATATTGATGCAGCTCTTGCTTTTGTGGATGAACTTGAGCATCTCAAAACAAAACTCGAAACAGAATTAGTTAATCTTTTTCCACCAATTGAACATGAGGAATGGTTTACTCCCAAGGTAAACAATGCTTCCCGTGGCTATGTAAAAGACGTACCCTTTTGTAAGAAAAGAATAGAGAAGTTTAATCCAGGATCACGTCAACAAATTGTTCAGCGTTTAAAGAATAAATACGGTTGGATTCCTGAGACAAGAACTGAGAAGGGTAACCCTGTATTAAATGACGATGTCTTAGAAAAACTTCCATATCCAGAAGCTAAACCTCTGGCAGAATACATGTTACTTAAGAAACGGTTAGGTCAAATTAAAGATGGCAACAACGCTTGGATCAAGCTTGTCTCTCCCGATGGTTATATTCACGGCGACGTGGTTACTAATGGTTGTATTACTGGCCGGTGTAGCCACCGCAACCCAAATACTGCTCAAATTCCCGCAGCTTATAGTCCATATGGAAAGGAATGCCGTTCATTATTTCATGCTCCTGACGATTGGATCCTTATTGGTTCTGATGCTAAAGCCTTGGAATTACGTTGTCTTGCTGGGTATTTAGCATTCTGGGATGATGGAGAGTATGGACAAATGGTTACTGATGATTCAGTAGACATCCATACTTATAACCAAGAAAAGTTTGGTGTTGAAACTAGAGATATTAGCAAGCGACTTCTTTATGCAGTTCTTTATGGAGCTGGATTTCTTAAGGCAGGTAGCATCGTGGATCCTAATGAAAAGGATCCTGATGCCCTTAAACAATTAGGCAAAGCTGCTATCCAATCGTTCATGAATGGTGTGCCAGCATTACAAAAACTAAAGAATAAACTTGCTGAGAATTTAATTGGTCGTGGTTATCTTCTTGGTTTAGATAAGCGTCCTCTTTATTGTCGCTCTGATTTCAAAGCTTTAAATGTTTTGTTGCAATCTTGTGGTGCAATTTTAATGAAACAAGTTGTCATTAATATCCATAAGAATCTCAGTAGTGCTGGCTTAGTCTATGGACAAGACTGGCATCAACACGGAATGATTCATGACGAAATTCAATTGAGCTGTAGACCAGGCATTGAAAATGAAATTATTCGTCTTGCTTTGAATGCTTTTCCTGCTGCTGGTGAAGCATTTAACTTTCAATGCAAGATTGAAGGTGATGCCAAGACTGGTTATACCTGGTACGATACACACTGATTACTAGGCATTCTTACGATGTAAGTCCTAGCTTTTCTGATCCAACTTTAAAATCATGAATCAAGTTTTTGTTTGTGCTCAAGCGACTGAAGAACCGAAAGAAATCTATTTGGATTCCTCTCGTACTGCTTTGAAAGTAAAAGTACAACTGCCTCCTGTTAGTGCAAATAAAGCACCAACAGAGGTGTACTATCACATCTATCAGGACCAGGCTCGCTGGCGTTCACTAATCAAAGCAGGAACTTGTTTGTTTATCTATGGTGCAAAACTGCATCATGATTTAGAAGCACGTGAGCATTCTTTACACAGTGGTAACCCTGCTGTTGTTGATGATTCATTCCCTATTTATAACTCAGTTATCTTGACAGGCCGGATTGCAAAAGATCCTGATGTTACTAATCCAATGACATTCAAAACAACTGACAGTGGTTTGATGATTGCCAATATGAGTATGACTGTTACCAAGGGCAAAATGGCTGCTGACTTGTTTAACTTCACATCAATGAATAAAGTTGATGATGCTTTTAAACCGGCAGAGCTTTTGGTTAATCTTTGCAAGAAAGGAACTGGTATTACCATCCAGGGGCAGCTTGTAACTGATAGTTGGTTTGATCACAATTCAAAACAACAACGGTACAACACAAAGATTCAAATGAAACAAATGACATTGGCACCTAAGACTGATGTTACTTCTAACGCAATCAAATCAACAACAACAATTGCTAATGACTCTGCACCTAAATCTTTATGGGGTGGACGCACTGCAGAATCAACAACACCTGAGTCACCTCATCAGGCAGCTATTGCGGAACCTAAAGAACCAATGGCAATTGCTGAGCCATGGGGAGCAAACACAAATGGTTTACCTCCTTTGCCCGACAACAATCTAAACATCAACGACTCAAAGGAACCATTCTGAGCTAAGCTACACACATCTGGGCACTCTATAGAGGTAAGGCCCAGATTTCACACACCGAACACACTACGAATTCACTATGACAAGCGCTCTTGCTAAACGCAACATTGATTCGTTTGCTTTATTCAGCGACAAAAAATTTGTTTCTGGATACCAAAATTTAATTACTATTCAACCTCTCAACAAATCAAAGAAACGTGGTTGGTTTATTCGCAACACAGATCTTGACTCTTGCAGTTGGACTGCAGATCCCAGTGACTTTGACAAAGGCTCCATTATCTTTGACTACGAGCATGCATTTGGCATGCCACCAAACACCAGCAAAGAACTCGGCCTCAACCTCCAATCACCACGACTCCAAATCCTCCTTCGTTCACCATTAATGATCGAAGAAACATCTGGCATGCGTCAGATAATTGGAATCTTTAACGATCCTGACGTTAAAGAACTTTGGGATGCAGATAAAACTGCTTCTGATCTTGCTAATAGTAAGAATGAAATGTACAAGCGTAAGTATGCAGTACGTACTAAATACCTTGTTTACATTCTTACCAAAGAAAATAAACGTGCGCATAAGATCCCTATGGTCTTAACGCTTAAAGGTCTTAATGGTACAGATTTATCTGAGAAGATCAAACTGTATGAGAAAGAAATGTCAAAGTGTCTTTCTCGTGCCATGGATTCTGAAGTGCCTTTAAATTTCAATGAGAAGTTTCACGCAACAACTGTCTTTTGCCCCACTCTTGCTGGTGATATGCGTGGTAACAACAACGTTGAAATTTGCGCTGTTGAATCATTTGACATTCCTGAATATCAGAATCAGGAAGTAGCTTTATCTTCTCTCGATAAGCTTTCCATTCCTGATGAAGATCGTGAATCGACTTGGAAATTCCAAGAGATGTACTATGACTACATTAACCAACATGCCAAGCAAGATGCTAGTCGTCTTAATGGGGCGTATGGGATTAAGGAAGGAGTAAACATTCTTCCTGAATCTCGTGCTGGAGTAACAGAAGTTCAAGTTCTTAGTTCATCTCGTGATGATCTAGGAGCCGATAATAAATTCTGATTCCATACGGTCTAGTGATTCTTTTACTAGACCTTTGATCACGCACTGGCGGGTCGCTGCAAGCTTGACAAGCAACGTAGCGATCTGCTTTAATTCACTGACTGAGCTACAGTCTTCAATGTGACGATTCATTCGTACACTCCAGAACTCTTCTTCTGGACTTGATTCAAAGCTCAGTGCCATTTAATCTAATTTAATTTAACTCATTCTAACCATGACTTCAACTATTGAACAACTTAATTCTGGTCAATCTATTATTTATTCCCGTTCAAATATTAGAAGAGCCTTTGATGACTTTGATGATACAGATATCTCTGCTATTTGTATGGTTGATAACAACTTGGTTGTTGTTTACAATGATGGAACCGAAAAAGAATATGACAAACAAAAAGTAAAAGATTCTTTCAAAGATTTTCGTTCACGTTGTCCTGACTTCTTTTCATATCTTGGGCCTGATTTAAAGGGGCCAAGCTTTTGGCGTAACAACTGTTATGTCTTATTCAAAGGTTGGAACTATCAATTTCAAGGATCATATCGTTTACCTCAATCAATTATGCAACAACGTTGGGGAGATAAACTTGATCACATTCAAAACGAAGAAGGCATGAAAGCTTTCTTAGAAAATCCTGATTATTCTTTTGGCTATTTGGTTGCACCTGATGGTGTCTTATATCCAAATCCTCCCTTAAGTATTGATGATTCAGATGAAGTTGCCACTGAACCAGATCATTCTCCTCAATGTTCTTGTGGTTCTTTCTTGCAACAAAAGTTACACCTAAAAGAAATCCAAGCCGAAATCCCTGGCTATGAGCCTACATGTAAACACTTGACTTGGATCAATCGTTGGCGAGAACTCCTTTCTAAACGGGCTGCTCTATTTGATTCAGCACGTGGCACGATGAGTCAGAAGGCAACAGCTTGGTCGTATGCTCCTCCAGGGGAAGGACAAGAGCTTGGTCAGTTCCAAGTTCTCTACACAACGTCTGGCCAAATGGCTCCTCTTAATAAGTGGAAGCTGTATCGCAAAGATACAAGGTATAGCCAACACGATGCTTGGTCTTTGTTTGAAGCTATGCTTGAAAACGAATTCATTCCTTTCCCTGCTCCAGCATTAACTCAACTTAAACCTTTCTTCAATAAAAAAAACTAGGCAGCTTTGCGTAAGCCCTAGCGTCAACCCTTTATCATTTCATTCAATGTTTGGTTTCGTTCTTGGTGTAGCTACAGATTTGTTCCGTGAAGTTGCGTATGCAGCTATGGGAGCAGCTTGTGCTTTTGCTATTAACTATGTCACTTCTTTCTTCTCATGACTCAGATCACTTCAACCAAACTTGATAAGCTCAATACATTTGAGTTGTATCAACATCATGCTGCATTAAAAAGTAGCTTTGATTTTCTTACACCTGAATCTCAAGAGTTAGTTCTTGCTGAACTAGAAGCTTGTTCTCTTCTTCGTTCTAGAAAAATTGATGGTCTTTACTATCAAATCAAAAAGAATGAAGCTGCAGTAGAACGTGGCAAAGAAATTAAAAAGGAAATTGATGATGCAATCAAACATCATCAAGCACAAGTTAACTCTATGCGTTCCATGCTTATGGAGTTAAGGCGTAGAGGTTTTGCAAAAGACAATAAGCTCATAGGTAAAGATTATGAATTTACTATTTCACCCGTCAAAGATAAATTAGAAATTTCTAGTGCTGTTGATGACTGGTCTGCTGACGAACGTACCAAGTACGCTATGGTGAAGAAGACCACAACCTTAACTGATTGTACAAACATTGATGGGGATGTTTTGTACACTGACGAAAAGGTTAAATTTGAAACCATACCTAATCCAGATGCCATTTTCAACGCCTACGAAAAAGGTGAACTACTTCCCACGGGAGTCAAAATCGTACCAAACTATGCCATCAGAACTCGAATCATCCTGGATCAAACACCATCCAAATCTACAAGCAAGCTTCTATCAAAATCTTGATGTACCTAAAAACATTAAAGATGCTGAGTTGCGTATGCAGTGTTCACGCCAAGCAGTAGAAGATATTGATCTTCAACTTACAATTGTTGATCAAGAAATTGCTTTGGAAAACGAACAGGAAGTTCCTTACAACGACAGTAAGGTAGATGACTTTCGAGAACACAAACTAAAGCTAATGAAGGCCAAGCGCTATCACAACAATGCAGCTAATGCTTACTGGTATTACATGCAAGTTGCGGTAGGATAGTCGAAAAGGAGTGTCATGAATTCAAAAAATTACGAGGAACATATTTACTACATCCTCGATCATTTTACGAAAGGTGGCACTCCTCTCCCGGCTTTAATTGGTAACAAGCTTGAATGGCAGGTCACCACGTTAGTGGCTGGCCTGCTTGCTAATGAGCACGTCTCTTCTTCTCTTGATGCTGAAGACCTTGTTGATGCTGCTATTAACTATGTCAACATCATTCAATCACGTTTAGGTTACTATCAAGATTCCAAGGTAAATAACCTAGAACATTTACTAGATAAGTAATATAATTTTAAAAAGTAACTTACTGATCAGTGACCAAACCTATCGCTCAGATTACATTCTCTGTTGATATTGAAATTGAATACGATCCTTTTCAAGGACGTACCGCTAAAGAATTTGCAGAGATTGTCCATGATGATTTAATTGATTCTTTATGGGAAATGCGAAATGGTACCGTGCAAGGCTTGTTCACCGATGTAAAATCAGTTGAAGTAATTGGTGAATGATGGACACTTCCTACCTTCAGGGCTGGAATGTTACTGAGCAACAGCAAAGAGTAACATTTATGGCACACATGTACAAGTGCTCTGGGCGTGAGTCAAAAGACCATCCTCTTCATGGTGTTTACACTGGACTTTGGCAAGACTTCTGTTTAAAAGAAGCTGGTCCTACTTGTCGTCAAATGTATTTCGATCGTTTAAATGCGATTGAACAATTCATTAACATGGAGGAATTAAAAAAAGGAGAGCAGTTTATGGCTACCCTCCATGATTAATAATGATCTTGTCTCTGACTTTGAAGACATCATCTGTGGGGCAACAGAAATGTTTACCGCACAAGAAATTTATGATGCTTTAAATGAAGCTATTGTTAAACAAATTGCCTGGCACAACGCTGAACTTAGGACTCTTCTTGATCTTCAGTGGTTAGTGACGGGTGCTTCAAAGGATCAGACTGATCATTAATAATAGCTTGTGCTCTTTTATAAAACATATTGTTTGTTTGACCCACCGCTTCAAGGTGGGTTTTAATTTTCTCCCAATTGTCCCTTGTGTATTGATCCACAGTAATTAGCAAAGTCAAGTTTACGTTGAGCCTTGTCTGCTTTACGAATAAGCCGTTGAGCTTCTTCTCTCGATAAACAACGCTCAGCTTTTACATTAAGTGTTTGTAATTTTTTATATTGTTTTAATGGTTTCATTTACTAGACCTCCCGGTTCCGATGTTTGTAATGAGAGCTAACACAGTAGCCACTTGTCCAGCAAATGTCATCTCTAATCTTTTACCCATTTCTGGGCATGCCTTTAGACCGCCATGGTCCATGCAATAGAACAAAGAATGACCCAAGAAAAATAATTGAGACGCAAAAATTACTCCTAAAAAACTTAAAAGTACCTTTTCTTTTTGCGATAGATTCAATCTCTTTCTATATTGTCTGGTATGTAATATTCATTATATTCTATATGTTTTGCTACAACTTCATGTAGCTGCCAATATCTTTGGTACCAATCAGCTATTAATCCATAGTGTGGAAGAAGAAAGTAATCGTCTTCATTCTTTTCTAATAACTCACGTAACTCCTCCATATCTATCTTAGTAGAATAGAAAACAACAATATAATAGCTGGGCTATGTATAGTGGAATCCCTTTGGAACAACCTGAACAAACTGTAGAGCGGCAAGAGGATCCAGTATCCAATGATCCACAGCCCAAGAGTAAGCGTGAACCCGTAGGAAGACTTGCCAATGAACTCATCAATCTTTCTAGTGAGGTGGCGCACCTCATGTTGCAATCTCATTTGATACACTTCAACTACGAAGCAGCTAATTTTTTTGGTGTGCATAAGTTCACCAAGAAACAATATGAGAAGCACCAGGAACAACTGGATCGCCTTGGCGAATTGGTGCGCTCTCTTGATTTCATGATGCCAATGTGTTGCAAAGGTTTGTTTAGTGCGTATAAAAAATTTGATCATATTGATTCATATGCTGGTGGATCAATGCTCTATGTCTATTATAAGAACCTTGAAGAGTTTGGAATGAACTGCAAAAAGGTTGCCAAGCTAGCGGCTAAGCAAGAAGCTTACGACATTGAAAATTATTGTGGGGAACTTATCGAAGATGCATTCAAATCTTCTTGGATGATTAAAGCTACGCTACGCAAGAACTAAGATACTCCACTGCATTTAATAATTGTTTTGGGTCATCATTCATATGGCCCAAAGCTACGTTGCAATTGTGACATAAAAGACCACGCACTTTATTAGTGCTATGGCAATGGTCTACGTACAAAGATTTAATTGGTTTACACTTACAAATCTTGCAGCAATGATTTTGTGCGGCTGCCATTTCATCATATTCTTGTTCTGTAATCCCATACCGATGTTTAAGATTACGTTTACGAGAAGACACTAAAAGTATTTACTTTTCTAAATGATAACAAAAAAGCGGGTGACTAGCCCGCTATTTATTCCTTAACCGTCCCGTCTTGAACATCTTGTACTAGAAGTTAAAGCCCTTCGACTATCGGGCTGGTGCAACTATAGCCCAAATAATGTCATCGTAACGACCACGACTAGGGCGGTTGTCATAAACTCTTATGTTGTTACGTTCTTCTTCTGGTACAGCTTCGGTTAATACATCGACATGATTAATATCTTGGATATCTTCAATGATTAGAACACCACCAGGTTTAACCATTGGGTAATAATGCTCAACAGCAAATACTTGTGACTGTAATGTATGTGGTCCATCATCAATAATCACATCAAATCCTTCTGCGCATTCATCAGAAAACATTTTTAAGCTGCCTCCGTTGTATGCATCACCTTGATAGAAGTCATAACGATCAGGGTCCATTTGATCCCAGATAGAATCAGGAACAATATCCTGGATATCTGAAAGGAACAAATAAAACTGGGGTAGATATTCATGCCACAACAAGGAAGATCCTCCATGTTGTACGCCAATTTCTAACAGAGTGCCTCGTTGTTTCTCACGATAAGGCTTTAACAATTCTGCATAAATACCTGTGTAGTTATGGATTGTATTTTTATCTGTTCCTCCAGCTACTTCAAATCCGTTAACATTTAAATTGTCAATCAGTTTGACAAGGCCAGTATCAGGTTCCTCCCACTTGTTTCTTTGTTTCATCACTTGTTCGTTTAAATATCTATTACTATACAATTTTTTCTCATAAGGTTGTGTGTAATGCATCGCTTTATCAATACGATTTAAATTACTTTCCCACAAATTACTAGCAATAGGTTCTCCTGTACCAATCCAAAACTCTCGCCAATAACGATTGGGATGCTTTAGATATTCATCTGATAACCCAGCTACATAACTAGACTTAGCCCACCAAAAACCACCAGAGAAATGAGGGTGATAACCCATTGATGTTTGTTCTTGCCAGTTAACACCGACTACATCTGACGGTGGTTTCAATGCAGTATCACCTAAAACAAGACGATTGAGACATTCTTCCCATTGATGAATACAGAAAAATTCCATTAGATGACGCCAGTCATCAGTGTATTGTGTTCGACGTGATACACCTTTAGTGTGCATATACAGCACAGCGGCATCATCATTCTCTTTGCACCATTGATGTAGTGCTTCTAACGTCTCAGTCTCCTCCTGCTTATTCTGATTCTCGCACGCAATAGCTTTACCTGGAAGAGACAATAAGTCAAGGCTGCCGTTAAACCCAATGTAGAAATGATCCAGTTGTTCATAAAGCTTACTTGCAAGGAGGGCACCTAATTGTTCTAGATACATGTCCTCCCAGTTATCACCTGGGAAGACATGATAAAACACTGCATATTTCATTGGTGATCCTGTACTTCGTCGATGTAAATGTCCGGCATCATTGTAATGATCTTACCTTTATATCCATCGTGGCGTAACTTTGTTGTAATGTAACCGGCAAAATTGTGTGCCAAAATCACAACATTATCTGGCTCATCTTCCAGCATGAACGTACGGCTATGGATTTTCATGCCAGTACCAGGTACAAATTTACCTTGCTTCTCTGGTGTGTCGTCAACAACATACTCACCATTCTCTGCTGTCTTTTGCAGTGCATTCAAATAGACACAACCTTTTGCTGCTGCCCCAAAGAAAACTGTCTTGCCTTCTAGTTTGTTTAAGAAAACACTGTCATCAATAATTTTTCGATAGGACTGGCTGTAAAAAGATTTATAATCGTAGGCTTCTTCTTGTGCAATAAATTTTTCTGCTGCTTCTGTATCAGCATAAAATTCTTTGTTAGTAATCCATAAACGCATTGATCCCCCATGGATATCTACTTCTTCTGCATGATAGATATTAAGACCAAATTGGGATAATAATTTTTTTAGAGGTTTGACCATCCAGTAGTAATAATGTTCGTGGTAGAACTGATCAAACTGAAGTGTTTGAATCGTACGTAATGTATAAGGAAACTCAAGAATCCAGGTGCCGTCAAGCTTTTCAGCAATGCCTTCAACAAACTTTTCAGCATTGGGAGTGTGCTGAAAAACATTTGTTGATGTAATAAGGTCTGCTTTAGGTACGTCTGTATCCTTATTAAAGTAATCGTTGACGTAAGTAATACCCTTTGTTTCGTTTTCTTTTTTAAACGAAGCGCTAGCGTCTACATTATATAAATTTAATTTTTCTTTTGTTTGTGACTGAAAAGCACTAAGCAACGTACCGTCATTGCCACCGATGTCAATAATGGTCTGATGTCGTAGGTGTTTAATATCATGCCACAGTTCCCGGCAATGATAGGTATAAGGCATGCTTACGCCAGAGTGATACAAATAATCTTTGTATAGTTCATCACTAGGTACTGTTGTATCTAGTTTGACCAAAAGATCATCATCAATTGTGGCGCAAAGCTGATATTGTTTGGCGTTAAGCGCAGCTTCTTTTGATTTACAAAGGTTATTAACCAAAGGTTGAACACCTAAGTTTAATAAAATCATTTCACCAACGGAGTTTTTCTCGACGTGCGGGATTGAACGCCCAGTAGTTGATGGGTAATCCTTTGTTGAAGGGAGTTTCATACTTTTCTTGGCCGGGTTTTCCGCCCCATTTGTTTACATAATACATATAATTTTCTTGAAATGTATATTGATTTTTCTTTTTGAATTTGCTTGAGCTATTTAAAGTGCTCGATCTGTCGTGTGTATTGAATAAAGGCAGGTGTATGACGTCGGCTTTAGCTAACTGAATCCGACGTTTGTAATCATTGTCTTCAAAGTAACCAGGAAAGAAATTCTCATCAAGCAGTCCGACTTTCTCAATAAGGGCTGGCGTAAAAATAAACCCGCACATGTCGTCAATACCTACTCCTAAAAATACCCCCTCTTTAAAATCCACCTCTAGTAGGGTTTTATATTGGTTTTTAGCTACCCACCAATCAAAGCCTGTGACAATCCAGTGGTCACAATCAGTATTGTCACGTATGATTTGGTTCACCGCACCAGGGTACCCAGAGTTTTGATTGTTACTAACGACAACGATTTCTTTAATGTGTTCTGGCTTGTTATCACAAATCCAATCGATGGCTTCATCTACGGACGGATCTAGTCCCATTGAATTATCTAGGACGTAATAGCGCTTTGTAGGAACATCAATGGTCTTGAAATGACGTACTAATTTCTCACCCTGAACCATAACTGGCACAGCAATAAGATCCAAGCACTCCATGATTTTCAAGCTACAATTAAATTAATATACACAACTTACCGTGGTTGATACGGATAAATCTGCAACTGTCTACGAACTATTCAACGAAGATCCAGAAACTTTTCTTGATTTAAATTCAAAGCCAGCTAGGGTTTCAATTAACGGTAAACGTCATTACGAAACCCCATTTCAAACAGGCCCAGCCGCTTCTGTTACTACAATTATTTCTGAGACAGCGTCTGAAGCCAATAAGAAGAAGTTAGAGATGTGGGCAAAACAGAACCCTGGCGTGAAAGAAGCTGCAGCAGAACGTGGTACTGCGATACATAGCTGTATGGAGATGTTCCTGAAGAAAGAAGACGTTGACGTTCCTCAGGAGTATCAAGAATTTTGGACTGGTATGCCTGAGATTCTCGGACAATTTCAAGAAGTCCTTTGGGCAGAAACACCCTTGAGGGATGACCACCAGTTCGCTTTATCCGAAGATGGTATTGGGCGTGTGTGGGGGCGGGACGAGGAAGAGAGACCATGGGTTGGTAGCCCTGACATCATTGGAGTTGCTGGCAACAAACTAACGCTTGCTGATCTTAAGACTAGTGTGAAACCTTACTGTCGTTGGTGGCCTAAAGAATTAGAAAAGGGTTCCCCCGAATGGAGGGCCAGACTCGGTGGTTATATGAAATTCCAAAAGTGCTGTCTTCAACTCGGAGCTTATGCTCTCGGAATCGAGCAGACACTTAATATGAAAGTACAGCAAGCCGCTATCATTGTCTCGACACCCGAAGACACGCAATTGTTTAAAATCTCGCGTCGTCATCTTGATAGCTGCCAACAGAAATGGTTAAAGGTTGTAGCTGAATACTACAACCAGATCGACAACTGTATTGTTTACGACATTGATAATATTTAATTCTTAAGGGGCAAAAGGTCCCATGTTGCTTTGGTTCCCAAAATCTCCCAGGCTTACCCCAAAGAGATTGCTTAGGTTTGATGGGCTATTTGGAAATGCTTTGGGGAATAAAGCTTGTACTTTGTTCGAGACTTTTCCTCCTCGTTCTGCATAATCTTTTAAATACTTTTTAATATATTTTTTATCTTGCCCTTCATAGTCCAGAGCAGCTTTATAATCCTTTTTGCCAAACCCTTTACCAAAGGCTTCTCTTGCTTTATCCATCCCAATGTTTGGAGCTGTAGCATTACGATTTAATTGTTCAGTTAAATAAGTAGCAAATGTTGCTCCATCTTTACCTGAATCAAAATCTTTAACACCTGAACGCCTTAACATTTTGTTCATACCTTTGTCTTCTCCTCCTTCATCTAAATACCACTGATACATATTTTTCTTACTTGCTCCGGGTCTATCTCCTCCTCCTGATTTTTGATTTTGATAAAAATCATTTTCAAAAGCTTTAACCATTTGTTTATAATCACTCTTTCCTTCTTTACCAGTTCTAATATTGGTTAAGCCAGCATATTGAGCTGCTTTAAACATGTCATCTTCTGACATGCCTTTATCTTTTAGTTTGCTATATAGCTTAGTTAATTCTGGGTTATTACTTGCACCCATAAGTTCATTTACTGTTTGCCCATCTTTTCCATAATGCCCTCCTTCTCCTTTGGCTAATTTTAAAAATTCGTCAAAACTTCTTCCATCAAAACTAGGTTTCTTATTAAAGTCAGGCGTATCCTTCCCTCCGCTTTTTCCCTCTAAAAAACGTTTTGGTGTATTAAAAGAAGGAACTTCACCAGTTTCATCTAAGTCAGGTAATTTCAAACCATCTTTACCGCCTTTACCGCCTTTGCCTCCTTTGTCATCTTGGTTGCCTTCGTTATTTCCACCTCCAGGGGAACCTCCACTACTGTCATCGTCGCCTACTCCGGCGAGACTTTGTCTATACATATCCACATAAGCAGTATTTTCATCTAATGCTTTTTGTGCATAGTCTGGCAAACTATAGTTTCCTTTAGCTGCATATTCACTTTTATCTTTCACTCTTGACTGATAGCCAGGTACTCCCTCTCCATAAGTAGGTTGACCGTGCAAACGTCCTTCTAATGCTGCACCTGTATCTCTAATTGGTGTATTAAGACTAGCAATTTGATCTCTTACATCTTGTAAACTTTCTTTCATTTTGTCATAATCAATACCCCCTGGCCTATTGCCATAATCAGAAGGATTAAAGGGAGGATTGGGATTGTAAGCCATAACTTGTCATTCTTTATCCTTATTTTAAGACAAAATATTTACAGGTCTTTTTGGATTTCATTCAACTAAGATAAGGAAACACAAAAACAATCTATCTCATGGTCCACAAGATCCAAATGGGCCAGTGGATTGCTCATATCCTTCACACCATGGCTTCGGCTAGTGATGGTGACTGCTTTCTGCTGCCTACTGAAGCACATCTACATGCTTATGAAATAGCAAAAACTACAACAAATTCTTCAAAAAGTTTTAGAGTAAAGATCGAACAATGAGCCTGATGTCAAATCAAAATTTCAATGCGCTTAAGCCCGGCGAAATTAATCTTTCCTTAATACCTGTTGACTGGCCGTTGACCCCTTTAGGAGAAAATAAAAACCCATACAAAACAGGCTGGCAAAACAAACCATTTACAGTCAATGACATTGCTCATGAAATCGAAGAAGGTCTTTGCAAAGCTGTTGGCCTATTAGGTGGTCCGGTTTATAACGAACCTTACGGTTTTGTTTGGGTTGATATTGATGGTCCTACCGTTTATAAAAAAATTGAGGAGCTAGCCGGGTGCCCTGTAAATGAAGCACTGCCTGCAACTCTGACAATCTGTTCTGGTCGTGAAGGTCGTGAGCGTAAACTCTACAAAGTATCCAAAGACACATGGGATCATTTCATCCGCAATAAATATTGCTGGCATGCAGAGGGTAATCGCGAAAAACTTGAAATACTTTGGAAGCGTCATCAAGGTGTTTTGATGGGTTCGCACCCAGACACTGAAGGTTATTACACAAAAGAGCAAGAAGATTTTACGTTTGTTAACCAGATTACCGAGCTGCCAGCTTGGATCCTTTCTGAAATCAAAGCTAAGAACAAAAAACAAGGGGCTCCTCAAGAAGAAACGACCCGTGTTTTTGGGCCAAATTTTGCTATCAATTCTTTTATTTCAATCGAACGTACGATTCAAGAAGCAGTTGAAGCAATGTGGGCAATGCCTCCAGAGGCTGCTGATGACTACGATATCTGGATTACGATCGGACAATCTTTACATTCTGTTGATGATACACTTCTAGATCCTTGGGATGACTGGTCTAAACAATCTAGTAAATACAAAGAAGGTGAATGCCATCGTCGTTGGTTGTCGTTTTCAAAAGCCGGTGGTCGAGGGATTGGTTCTCTCTTCCATCTGGCAAAAGAAAACGGTTGGACTCCTGATCAAGCCTATAAAGGATTGAATGTTGACGATACTCTTCTTGAATTTGCCGTTCAACAATTAGAACAATTTGAAAAGCAAGCAATGCAATCATCTTTTACGCCTAAGGCTCCATCACGTAAACGACAACTCAACACACCAATTCAAGAAACAAAAGAAGACAAGAAGGCAAAACGAAATAAATCTGATGATTTTCTCATCAGTATTCTCATGGGTATGTACCAGGGAAACTTTTTGTTTTCTCAAGGGCATGATGAATTCTTTATGTATGGGATCAAATCTCCTGGTCTTTGGTCACCTTTAAATGAACTAGAGGCAAAGGCAGATATTTACAATAAACTTGATCTGATTAAAGAAGAGCATTTGCCACGGGGTTTTGGTCCTCGGCTGATCAACGACATGTATTCCATGTTGAAGATGCAGCTTTCTTTCGATGAATGGAATGAAAATAAAAATCTTTTACTATTTAAAAATGGTGTCTTAGATGCAGGTAGTCTTGCTTTGATGCCTTTCCAAAGGGAGTATTACTTAATTCAACTGCTCCCTTATGACTACAATCCGACAGCAGATTGTGAGGCAATTATTAAATGGTTGAAGTTCACACAAGATGGAGACTGGGGACGAGTGCAAGTTCTTCGTGCTTGGTTACGTGCTGTCTTAATGGGAGCATCTGATATCCAAAAGTTTGTCGAGATTGTGGGTCCTGGTAAATCAGGTAAATCTACCTATGCCAACTTATGTAATGCACTAGTGGGGGACGAAAACACCACGATCTCAACCTTGGAACACCTTGAGAAAAATAGATTTGAAACGGCAAACCTGTATAAAAAGAAACTACTTTTGTTCAATGACGTTGAACGTTATGGCGGAAGTGTTTCTATTTTGAAAGCTTTGACTGGTCGTGACCTCCTGCGTAATGAGCATAAATACCAGGTTGGTAAGCAGAAACCATTTAAATTTGATGGTCTTTGCATGATCACTGCTAACGAACCTATTCAGACAACTGATCCAACTTCTGGATTGGCACGTCGTCGCTTAACAATTCCTTTTAACAATCCGTTTAGAGGCACAGCAAAACAACAAAAAACTTTGATCGACATGGATGATCAAGGTAATGCTTTCGGTGAGTTCGCTCCATTGCTCCCTGGTTTGGTGAACTGGTTGCTTGATATGTCCCATGATCAGATGCGTGAATACCTGATGGAGACAAATAAAAATGTGGAGTTCTTCGCTGATTACACTATTGATCAGCAACTTAAGTCCAATCCTGTTAAAGATTGGATGCATCATTGCTTGGTATTTGAATTAAATACCTCAGCTCAAATTGGTTTTAAGAAATTTGCTCCTCAAGGAAGCTCTACGCATTATGCCAAAACAAGTGAATGGTTGTACGCCAGCTATTGCGAGTTCTGTATGAATTCCAATAACAACATCATGTCTCGCTCTCGTTTCGAGTCATTGTTGATGGACATCTTCAATCATCAACTACACCTTAATGTGTACGCCAAACGCAATACAAAAGGATTACGCATCTTTAATATTGCTATTCGTAGTGGCAATCAACGTTTTGAAAGTTACCCTTCTTTGATTGATCTAGGGGAAAATCCTGATCGGTATAAAGATTTTTATGGGCAAATTGACGTTGGGTATAAACAACACTTACCAAATAAACCAGAATAATTGTTATAGTTAGGTCAGTTTTATTGATCTAATGTCTAAAAAACCTAAGATCTTATGGTCGGGTGACATCGTTGCCCGCACTGGTTTTGCACGGGTAACTGAGAACCTGATTACCAGGCTTAAAGATCGCTATGAGATTGTCATCTTAGGTAATAACTGGTGGGGTGATGCTAATGAATTCCAATCAGAATTCAAAATGTATCCTTCATCTAACCGTTTCCAAACAGAACCGTTTGGTGTGCAGCGCATTCGTGAAGTAGCTGAGAAAGAACAGCCTGATTTGATTTTCGTTAACAATGATGCATGGATTGTTAACCAGATCTATAGCAAAATCAAGGACTATCACGATGCTGGCAAGTTTAAGTTTGTTGCTTATATGCCAATGGACAGCTATGGCTGGACTGGTTGCTTAACTGATTACGCTAATAGTTGGGATGGCATTGTTGTTTACACAGAATTCGGTGCTCACGAATTTCATTCGGCTGGGATTGCGAAGCCTGTTACTGTTATCCCACATGGTGTTACGGACGGTCAGTTCTTCCCTATGGATACGGTTGAGTGTCGTAAGAAATTAAATCTGGCAGAAGAAGGTTTTATTGTTTTTAATGGCAATCGGAACCAGGCTCGCAAACGGATCGACATTACCATTGATGCTTTTGCTGAGTTTGCTATTGGGCGTCCTGATACCAAGCTCTACTTGCATATGGGTAAAAAAGACCAAGGTTGGGATGTCATGAATCTCTTTGGTCGTGAGATGAGAAAGCGTGGGCTTGATCCTAATGGACGTATCATCATGACCACTGATACTGCTCAGCCTCCTTCTGTTGACGTTGGCTTACTCAATATCATCTATAACGCCTGTGATGTTGGTGTAAACACCTGCAAAGGAGAAGGTCATGGTCTAGTTAACCATGAGCATGCTTCCTGTGGTGTGGCTCAGGTGGTGCCTAATCACACGTCTTGTAAGGAGATCTTCGAGGGAGCAGCACCTCTGATTGACAACTGCTTCATTGATGTAGACATGAACTACAACCGAGACATGCCAGTGCCTAGCGCTGAGCACTTGACTGAAATCTTGGTTGAGCTATACGAAGACCGTCAAAAGTTAAGTGACGTTGGTCAAGCTTGTTATGAACGTGCTACAGATCCCAAATACCAATGGGACACCATCGCAGAACAGTTCAACGAGGTGTTTGAGGAAACGTTAAAGGATCCTGTGGAGGTGGATAAGCCTGTTGTACGTAAACCCAAGCGGCGAAAGAAAACTCCGGTAACAGCGTGAACTTTTTGGGGCCTTTTGGGTCCCAATTTTTTTGGGTGGGCGGAGTTTGATTGTCTCATTTCAATCTCAGCCCTGCTGTAATCCATTGCGAGAAAAGGGGTTCCAGCTATTAGGGCGGATCTCGACCCCCCTAAACCTCTTAGTCTTAGTGTAACGACCTTTTTGGGGTACATTAATGGGTGACACTTTGGGGTGAATGGGCTTTAAAGTTGTCGCCCAAAACTGTCGCCCAAAACTGTCGCCCAAAAAGGTCGTTTTTACTATAATAAGAGTAAATAGGGGGTGAGAATGATAAGACTCACGTGAGATCCACTGCGCCGCAGTCGATTTACATCGAAAACAAAGTCCGCCCTGAGACACCAAAGTCCGCCCTAACCATGGCAAACACCCTCACCAACCGCAAATACAGAGCTAAAAGCATCCTGGATGGCCTGAATTTTAGGTACCTTCCTGATGAAGAGGACGAGACCCTGGAGGCTTTGGGTTATTACAGAGGTTTCTCTTGTCCTTTGGGGCATCAAATTAGAGATAAACAAGAGCATTGGTGTTACCACTGTGTGCGCCGCATCCAGGGGAACATCTGTGGTTTAGACATTAATTACTTACATAACATTTACCAACAAGATGCAAGAGAAGTTTTAAGTCTTGTAGAAATTAAAAAACCAACAGAGTGTTGGCCCATTCATTTAGAAGATGATCTTTACAGGGAATATAAAACACCAAAAAGAATTAATTTTCCTTCTTATCGCACTGGTCAAATGGATCGCCGCACTGATCGTGTCAGTATCCATAAAGCAATTTATACATTTACCTGGGGTGATGTTGGTAGTATGCGAGTGAGTCGGCGGTGTCGTAATAAATGGTGTGGTAATCCATTGCATATGTGCTCCAGCTGGAATCGAGCAGATGTATTAAAAGACTTTCATTATTTAGATCTTGAATTAAACCCAAAGAAATTATTACTCATGGCAAAGCGTCATCGGCATAATCTTCCTATTGAAGACTTAATTGCAATGTCTTATCGTCCTACTATTTTAAATCCTCAAGATGTAGACATTTCCCAGAAGTACAATGGAGAATAAAGCCTGCATGGGTGGATGGCCAATACAAACATACCTCAAAGAGAACGTTCACAAAACAACCCCTTAAATCTAGGGACTTTTAGTACTACATCTTTACGGATGCTAAAAGGAAGCCTTGGTGCTAAGAATGAAATTATTACAGGAGGTTATGGTCGAGAAACATATAACCATTGGTTTCAAGTAACACTTGCTTCAGAAGCATGGATTATTTTGTTTAAAGCATCTTCTGCTTTAACAACAGGTAATTCAACTTTATCTACTAGGAAGTCTCCTCTTACGACTCGTTATTCTATTAGTGTTTATGATCAAAATAAAAATCCCATACAAGGAAGGAATATTTTTCAAGCGGATTCAGCTTTAGTTTCAGCTAGTCGTGATGGCTTTCATACTTCATTTAGTAATAGCTATACCGGCCAAGTTATGGCTGCCCAGAGTGATTTATACAATACATCTAGTGCAACACGGGCTGATGAAGGGGATGATCGATACTTCCCTTTGGGTGCTGGTAATTATCTTATTTGTGTTTCAGCAGAACGAAATGAAGCTTTTCAATACGGTGTAGGTCTTGTTGTTGAATTTCAAACACCACAAGATGAATTATTTTTCCTTTGTGAAGACACTTCAGAAATTACTTATCTAATTACAGAGAACGATCTTAATTCTGCTGTTGTTGAATTTGTACCTAATACTGTTACATCAGGAATTACTTTAAGTACTTTAAATGGTTTTACAGAAGATTTATGTACAATTGTCGATCCTAATGGTGTAGTGCAAGTTGATTATGCTAATACAGATGGTAACCCTTTGTCTTGGTTGATTGGTCCTGATCCAGGGGACATTGCAATTGGTCGTGTTTTATTAGATGCAACAGAAAATTGGATTGATACCACTCACGAACATTCACTAACACAATGGAAAGAAGCATGGCAACGAGACCACTCAATGGATGATAAATTTCCTGCAATATTTGCTACCTATACAAATGTTGCTTAGCATTACAATGTAATTGTGTCTTTTTAATTATGACTACTGAGCCTTTAGTAAAGCAACCTACAGACTTAATTGGTGATTATTGGAAGGGAAAAGCAAAAGAAAAAAAAGAAAATCCTACTACTTTGTTTAAAAAATACTGCGAAAAGGAACCTTGGCAGGTAGAATGCAAAGAATACGATGTCTAGTTGGTGGCTTCTTTAATTACGAATGTACCCCCAGTTAAAGTTTGGGTTCGTAAGGAGTATTTACGAGATCTTAGAGACGGGCACGGAGAATATGTCCTGGGCTATTGGACATCAATTAAGTCTCTCCCTGGCCGTGTTTTTTACTTTGAAACTTTTCTTCCAGAGTACGGAGCTTTGTATGACAAGCTTCCTATCTCTGCTTTTTTATTGTGGGATTCCGATTCACCAGAAGAACCACAAGCACCTCTTCCTGATTTACCCTTAGAAGAACTTCAATTTTGGAATTGTTTTAGTTATGACATTACCACGCTGGAAAAAAATCTTCCCTACACAATGGGCTGGGAAATCAGAACCAAAACAAACGGGTCTTTCCCTGGGGAATACTTGTTTACTATTGACAGCTTTAATGGGGACCGCTCTAGGGTTGATTTATCTTTCGCCGAAACCCCGGATGAACACAAGTCCTTTAACGTTATTGCATTGCAAACCGGTCAGATCGCTCTCTACCCAAACAACAGATGCCGTATCACTGACCCTTCTTTGTCACCTGAAGCTCTTAAAACACCAGACTTTTTAGTTTCAACTCGCTACTTACAAGTTGAATCTCCTAATGCAAAGTGGGGACGACTCGGTGAGTCAGAAGAATATTTTTGGGAAACAAAGACTGAACAACAAAAAAAATATAATTGGAAATTATTTAAACCTGTTGATGATCAGGAAAAATTTGACAGGTAGAATGTAATTACTTACAGAAGTAAACATGCACGAACTTCTCTCTAATCCTATTACTTGGATCGTTGTTGCTGCTGCATCTGAAATCATTGCGTTATCTCCTTTAAAAGATAACAGCATTATTCAACTTGCACTTAAGGCTGTATTAAACCTTAAGCCGTCAGTAAAAAAGTAAAAGGAATCACTCCTGATGATGCTGTCTTTATTGCACAGTGGTCATTACGGAGTGATAAACAAAGAATTAAAGATGAGCTTGAGCGCAGAAAAAATTTAGCGCTGACAAATCATCGTATTACAAAGTCTGTTGATCAATATAAAAACCAAACCAATTGGAAACCAGTAGAACTTAAAGGTCCGACTGGATCAGTAGAAGATCCTTATGGACTTTTTAATCGCAAGGATGAGTGACTCCTAATTCAATCCTTTTTGTTTTAGCAATTGCTTCGACTGCTAACCAATTAAGTTTTTCAGATGTAGTGTTTTCATCTGCAAAATACCCAAGGGTATCCTCTAGTAATTCGTATAACTCTTGAAAAGTTTCGTTGTCCATGGGTAATTAATCTTCTAGTGCCTGAAACCAGAAACAAAAACCATTGTTTTTGTCTAGCCAGTCACGTAGTGCATAAGCGTCTTCTTTAGACATTGTCTCACATTTTCTTTCTTTTCCAATCTCCCAGCAAACATTAACTCTTTTTTTATATTCTTTTTTCATTTAATCATAGCGTTAAAGAGGAGGGCAATTGAAATTAAAGCCCATTGCGCCAGGAAGAAAACAATTGCTGTGTTAAATTCCGAAGACGTTTTTGGTGATTTCATATTTTTTGTCACGGTCAGCTTTACCGTTCCAACCCCCATTAATTCTATAGCAACACTCATCAAAGCCTTTTGTAAGGCAAATGTTTAGCAGGTTATTATCTTTAATCCAAGGTAAAGCAGAACGGAATGGGTAATGTGCAGTGACATATTCACATCCGCGTTCAAGAATTAAAGGGTCATGTAACTCTTCTGCTGCCCGTGAGTAATTGTACCTACCGGTTAGCATTAGTACACCTGCTCCTTTATATTTTGGTCCGTCATTAGGGCCATTACCTAAGTCAGAACGATTGTTGTAGGCTGTTCCGTCTGCTATTTCAGACATCCAGCGAAAATTACCTGTCTCATGGAGAAGGTTGGCAATAAGCATACACATTGCTTCTGTATGCTTATCAAAGCCAGAAGCCATTAGTAGCTTATTAAAGTCGCCACAAAAAGTATGGTCAAATTTATTCGCAGCATAGCCTGTTAACTGCTGACAAATTTGTGGCGTAATGACTTTAGTACTGGGATTAGCTGGCCCAGCACGATAAATTTCTGCAAACTCATCAAGGATCTCATCAGGAATCTTGGATTCTAAATAGTTCCAAGCTGCGATCTGATGAGATAATTCCTTGTAGTATTTTGCTGCTTTATTCAGATTGATCGTCACTGGTTTCTCCTTCTTCAGTGGGGTCACTTTCTGGTTCAAACGTAAGAGTTTCCAGAAGTTCGCCAATAAGTCGTCCAGAAAATGCAACAAGATTTGCGTCTCCGGTTGAACGTGCAGCACCAAAAGAATTAATAGCAGACACCAATTCAGATTGTTTGCAGGCCATAGTCAGTAGTTATTACCTAAACAATATATCAGTTATTTTCTAAAGTTGCAATACGGTTATCACTGATGTTTAACCTTTGCCCGCTGCAATAGCATCATTGAAAGGAGTTAAGTCCTCTGTCGTCCAATAATCTTTTGCAACCATAATTTCTAGATGTTCGACATTACGATCTACTGTTGCTGTCTCTTCTTCATCACGTGATTCAAGAGCCATCAGCTCATTGATTAAATCCACGCTATCCAAAGCAGCAGAGTAATGTTGAGCGATCTGTTCAGCAGTCAGTTCCATCTCATCCATGATTAACCTTTAAGTGATTCAATTTCAGTTTGTAGCTCTTTGACCATTTTAGTCAGTTCCTGTACAGCATTGACTAATACAGGTACAAGATGCTCACCTTTATATTTTAGGTGATCAGGATCTTCTGCATCAATTATAACAGGATTGTCTCCTTCTAATGCAAGGATGTCTTGCGCTTTGAAGCCATAACGAACATCACCGCTTGGCTCTTCAGTATCACGATCAACCTTGAATTGGAAAGCAGTTGGCTTGAGTTGATTAACAAAGTCCAGTCCATGAGGAACTGAAGCGAAGTTCATCTTATCGCGTTCGTCTGATGTAACTGTCCAGGAGACTTTAACGTAAGCATTGGTAATCCCGTTGTGTCCTAAGACAAGACGATTGCTCTCTGTAGTTACATAAAATGTTGGGTTATAACTGCCTCCTGCATCAGTATTACCCAATCCAATATTGCCAGAGCCGGTGGTGAGACCTTCTAGTGCCGATCTACCAATGAGAGTATTGCAGCTTCCCGTTGTGACTGCATAACCGGCGCTAAGTCCAATAGCAGTATTTTGTGAGCCAGTCGTTGTTTGATAAAGAGCTTGATAACCTATTGCTGTGTTGTAATTAGATGTTGTGCAGTTGTGCAATGAAGTGTATCCCAGGGCCGTATTGCCATCACCGGTAGTGGCGTAGTAATGGGAATACATTCCAACAGCGGTGTTGTAACTGCCACTAGTATTATCATTTAGTGCTTGATATCCAACGGCAGTATTTCTCTGGCCTGTATGGTTACTAACCAGTGCAGCGTAACCCAAGCCTGTGTTAAAGCTGCCTGAAGTATTTGCACGCATTGCGTGGAAGCCAACCACAGTATTAATCTGGCCACTGCCGTTATTAAGAAGAGCCTCGTAACCAACTGCAGTGTGATAACTACTAGTCGTAATTGATTCAAGTGCTTTATAACCTATGGCAGTATTGTATATGGCAGTTGTAGCTGACTTCATGCAGTTAGTGCCAATGGCAACATTTGCATTTACTGTGGTACTTGAATATAAAGCGTGTAATCCAATAGCTACATTATTGCCGCCAGTGCTATTGGTGTATAACGCCTGATAACCTAATGCAGTGTTTTGAGTGCCAGTAGTATTAAAAGCGGCAGCGCTTCGGCCAATAAAAGTGTTTAAGGTGCCGGTTGTATTGGTGTAACCTGCATAATATCCAACTGCAGTATTATTAGCGCCTGTAGTATTATTTGCTAATGAAGATAATCCTACAGCGGTATTGTTACTTGCAGAAGTATTTCTTTCTAATGCCGCTAAACCAATAGCTACGTTATTAGCGCCGCTACTGTTGCTATTTAATGCACCATAACCTGCGGCTGTATTATTTCCGCCACTAGTATTCTGTGCAAGAGCTGCATATCCTAAGGCCAGATTACCTCCGCCATTGACATTTGCAGCGAGAGCGTTATATCCAAGGGCTGTGTTGTTTGTAACACCACTTGCACCAAGGCCAACTGTTAAGGTGTTGATTTTGGCGTCTGCAGCAAACTCTGCCGAACCTGCTCCATCAATGGTCGCTACATCAGCTGTGTTACCTGGATTTCGTATAATAAATGATGAATCAGACGCTGCGACGGCTAAAGCATCATAGATAGTGATAGGACCAGCAAACTCTGCCGAGCCGTCGGCTTTAATAATTGCTTTTTGAGTACGCGTTCCACCAAGATCAGAGTGAAAGGTCAGCAGTCCATTGGTGCCTGTAGTGGTTTGCCTATATAAGTCGATTGAGCCATTTGAATAGAGTTTGAATAAATCACCAGCCGCATTGATGCTGCCGTTATTAAGTAGCTCGATTTTTACTGGGCCAGATGATTCATACGTCTGGAAAGCAGAAACTGTATTAGGCTGTAGATAAGTAATTCCTGTATTAACTACTTTTACGTCACCATTGACTTGTAACTTAGTGCCTGGAGACGAGGTGCCTACGCCAACTCGTCCTGAACTATCGATAACTAAACGATTACTACCGCCTGTAACTAAATTAAGAGTATTAGCACCAGCAGAAAATAAACCAGTATCTGTATCACCTTGAAAAGTAAGAGAAGGCTGAGATGCAGAACCTAATTGTAAAGTTAATTTAGGAACAGGTGAATCCGTAGTAAGAAGGGTACCACCTGTAGAAGGCAAAACAAAGGTTTGATCTGCTGCTACCGCAGGAGCTTGCAGTTCAGAATAACCAGAAGTTGCACCACGAAGCCTTAAGGTACCCGACATTTTACTACGTTACTTTTTCCTAATTATAAATCAGGTTTCCGCAGCTTTTTATACAGAGCTTTCTTGTTGGCTTTCTTTGTAAGCTTCAATTAATTCAGCTGTCCAAAGAGCACCAGCAACATCTTTCACTTCTTGCGGCGCTTCAGACACATCATCGCCAGGACTATAAACTGTCCGGTGATATGAACGTGCTACCTCAACACCATCTTTTTTAATGATGTCAGCGCGGCGGCATTGAATAATGCTGGAAGGAGGAATGATTTCTAGTTTGTATTCAAAAGATTCTGTAAAAGCCATTAGGATTTATCTCCGATAAAAACAGGTTTAGGTTTTAGTTTAAAGCCAGTCGCGGGCTTAAGTAGTTTTATAAGTTCCGCTCATAAGGATAACAAAAGAACTATCAGTAAGGATGGGGGCAATATTTGAGGTTGGCGTAATGCCCATCATTCTAATATATGTTTGATTATATTCTGTAAATCCGCCATATTGAGTACCTGATCCTGGCATGGTTAAATTATCTACGTATGAGATAGCCATAGATCCATACCCTCTTTGAAGGTCATTCATAGCTGTGAAAGGTAAACCTCCAATACGTAAGTTTCCGGTCCCAGTCATGCTATTCACTTGAAGACGAATCTGAATATGGCATAATTGGCCTACTTTTACATAAGCGCCAAATTGAAGACCGTAAGTTGTATTTCCAATTGTTGTTGCACCAAAGGCATTTGGAGTAAAAGTACCTTCTTCGTAATCGTCTAGTGCATTGGCTTGTGCAGTATCACCGTTGAATGTCATTCCTCCAGTTGAAAGAATGCGAACACGTTCTTGTAGGCCAGTAGAACTTGAGTGTACGTCTGCGGCTGTTTTAAATACAATCTGCCCATCATCTTGTCCAGTTCCATTATGAGAACCCATACTTATGGCTGCAATTTCGCTTCCATTTGCCCATCCGTAAGGTGCTGCCTTAATTGAATACGGGATATTTTGAGCGACAGTGCCGTAAGTTCCAGGTGCTCTGTATGGACCAACAATTACATCACCATTTGACCTGATGCGCATCCGCTCGGTTGATGACGCGGCGCTACTTGCTGTGGTAGCAAATTTCAACCCAGTTGGATGACTAGATCCAGCTGTCCATGCTGCTTCTGAAATAGCAACAATATGGCCACCTGGATTACCACCTGGATCAAAAAACTCAATTCGACCAAGTTCTTGATCAGTACCGCTTGGAGTTGCTCCTTTTGAGAGCCCAATGGTGGCTTGATTAGTAGATGATGCGCCGTTGCCTTTCAAACTAAGAGTCATGTATGACTGAGTTGCGCCTGTTGCTCCCACCAGCAACCGACCCGAGCTGTCGATACGCATCTGCTCACTGTCTCTTGTAACAAATTTCATGTAACCGCTACTGTTGTCGTATAAAATTTGTCCATCAGAATGGTTGTCAGTGTCTCCCATATGAAGCACACTAAGGCCACCAGGAGTCGAATACAGAGCAAGTTGAGCATTAGCGTTTCTAACTGTTAACTGGCAATTAGATGCTGCTGTAGTACTGCCAATTATTACATTTCCCGAGCTGTCTATTCTGAGTCTCTCGGTTGTGCCAATCTTAAACGTTAACGAGTTTGTTGTACTTGTGCCAATAGAGCTAGCAACGCTTCCATTCTTGCCGAATCGAATATGATCAGCAGCTTGCGTATCATCACGACTAATGTTGATATAGCCTCTGCCTATTTCAGTACTGTTGAGATCAGCAGGAGTTCCGCCAATGCCTACTGCTGTAGTTAAACCAACAAGGAGATTTCCCGAGCTATCAACACGTAAACGCTCAGTTGCTGCAGTTGTAATTGCTACTGTATCTGCTGCAGGTTCATAAATACCAGTATTGTTATCATCAATAAATGTAATACTTGGAGCACTAACTGTTCCTGAAGCAAACTCTGCTGTGCCACTAACAGTTAAATTAGTTCCGCCTGAAATCGTAATACCGCTGGCAAAAACAGAAGTACCATCAGATTGCAATACGATATTTGGCTCCGTTGCATCTGTGTGCTGGAGATTAACAACTCTGATGGTACTCATTTCTACGCAGTCTAATATCTTCTATTTTAACGCCTAAAAACTATGGTTTATTACCAAGGTACACCTGCAGCTTCTGTAGGGTTTTCTTGTTCATCAAGATTAGCTGAAAGATATGCTTCTAAAGACTCAACACTTTCTTCGCCTAAAGAATCTTGTACCCAGCCGATACAATCAGATTCCGTAAGATCTTCGTAAGGAATAAATCCTGGATCAGAAGGATCTGCTGAATATCCTTGTGTACCATAAACGCCTGCAGTATAAGGTTCACCACTTACTTCTTTACTAGGACGTGATGCAGAAAGATTCCAATGAACAGTGTAAACAACACCATCAGAAAGTTTACGGTCTAAAGTATTAATAGACCAGGTATAAGTGTCAGCCATTTAACTAAATCTTTTTTACTAGTTTAACAGTATTATTTATTTTTTAATATCGCGACTTCGGCTTCTAGGGTTTCAATACGATCTTGTGCTTCCTGCAATGCTTTGATTGCCATCCACATCATCTGCTGCTCTTTAACGCCTTTGCGCAGAATCTCTTCCTTTGCAGGCTTTACAACAATGCCATCTTCGTCAAGTTCAGCTTCTTCAGCTCTTTGCTTTACCCAATCAACAATAAGCTCTGGAGATGCTTGCTCTACTTCTTGAGCAATAACGCCAAGACGCTTATCATCACTGTCAGTATCTTCATTGTAATGAAATTCTTTAATGTTCCATTGCTTTACAGCATTCCACTTTGAATTGCTGGAAACGATATTTTTCTTTTCGCGTTCATCACATAAATTGCCATTATTGCTTTGATAGTTAACAAGACCTCCGTTCGCATAAATAGTAGCTCGAAGTGCACTACTGTCTGCGCAATATAAAAATTGATTTGTTGTATTGTTAGGAGCAGAATTGGGATAAGCAATTAAAACACCATATGGCGAAGTTTGATGTGTATTCGTCACACAGGTAGTCCAGTTTGCAGTACTTTGCCGATCTTCGTGGTAGTTAGAGGTAACCCCATAATAATCGTTTGTGCAAGTACGTTTATGGAATCCGTTAGCAGTGATACGTACTCGCTCAGTTCCATAAGTAGCCATAGCGATGAAGCCACCTTCATAATTCCAGAAGTAGGCATCAGTACCGCTGCCCATTCCCATGACAATACCGTCAGAAGCGCCAGAGCCTGTGCCTGTATTTGTTGACTGGAAATAAGCAGAGGATGCTGCACCTGCATTATGGATTTGAACATATCTATTAGGGTCAGATGATGTAGATTTGCCAATAGATAGCGTTCCATTGTAATGCAATCGCATCCCCTCGTTTCCTGACGTGCCAAAACATAAAGCATCAGTATTATGTTTGTACTGTAGATATCCTCTATAAGCCTCTGTGCCAGAAGTTCCATCAGCCAAGAAAATTGATGACTCTCCTGAAGATGTTGAGTCAATGGTTAGGCTGCAATTTCCACTATTATTCACAAGAGTTAGTTTGTCAGAACCGTTATAAGTATCTGTACCTCCAATCCTTACGACACCAGTATTGTCGATGCGCATCCGCTCTGTAAAGACTTCATTTCCATATCCAGTGCTAAATCTCAGATCACCTCTATCATCCCAAGTACCATGATCTCTATGAGATGAAATTTTTGCACCACTGTAGCTGGTGCCTTCAAAAAGTAACGCCCCATATTCATCTCCATTAGATGAAGCTGAACCGTTCCTTTGAATACGAATAGCAGATGAACCAGCAGAAGCCTTTTTTACATGTAAGTCACTTTCAGCAGTTGTGGTTCCGATACCAACTCGTCCCGCGCTGTCGATACGCAGTCGCTCGGTTGGGCTGCTACCTCCATCCGCAGTAGTGGAGAAGACTAGGCGTGAAGGTTTGTCGTTGTTTGCGTGCGTTCCGTCCGCTTCTGCAAGAATTTCAGCGCATTGTTGATACGAACTACCGGCATTACCCCAAAACCTTATGGCTCCAATATCGTTCCCTGCGCTAATTGTTGCGTCATCTCGCCCTAGGCTCAAAGTTGCTGTACTTGTATTCACCACCTGAACACTTTTAGTAGCGCCAACATCAGGTTTACTGGTCGTCCCAACCAATAACGCTCCAGAGCTGTCGAGGCGCATCTTCTCTACGCCATTTGCATGAAATATATGATTAAAAGCTTCGTATTTTGCGTTTGCCCATCTTGTGTTAGTACCACCAGTAAATCTAACTGAGTTAGTTGCATCTCCATTGGCAGAAGCACCACCGGTTGTTGCTAGGTGCAGAGAAGTATCAGTCGTACCTGTTGTTAAGACTGAAAGTTTATATCCAGGTGAAG